TTTAATTTGGTCTACATTAAGAACACCATCATTATTTAGATATAATGGTACTCTTGTGCCACCGATACCATCAGGTGTAAAATCATTAAATGCTATGTAAAACCCAGCCTCAGGTAAACCATTTTTATCTATATTATCAAGTCCCATACCTATATTACCTAATTGAAATATAATATTTGTAGAATCTTGAATTTCAAAACTACTAGCAATACCATATTTAAATGTTTGTTTGTATATACCTTCTGGAGTAGCATATGGACCATTAATAATTTCTGATCCCCATGTGTTATTATCATACAATTCTTTTATAGTAAAATAATTACTACTTCTTCTGTTTACTTGTCCAACTTTTGATGTAAACTGATTATTTTTATTATTAGCATAAGGACTGCCTGGAACTATTATTATTTGGTTACTACTCGGATCTCTTATTGGTTTTATTTCAGAGAATCTTTCTACAACACTTACAGGAGCACTATTACCGCTAACAATAAAATGTTGTTGGGATAATCTATAATTCGTAAATGTTGTCATTTTAAGATTATAATTAGCATAACGTTGATTTGTTCCAATTCCAAAAAATGATTGGTCTGTATCAATAGATACAAAATCTGTACCTGTATTGCTATTATAAAAATAGGTATCTCCACTAATTCGTACATCTCCTTTAATATCTACGGAAGGTTGGATAACGGAATTCAATTGTAATTCTAAAGAAATAAGACTAACTGAAATAGGATTATTTGACAAATCAAATGTAACATCAGAACAATAAAATAAACTCATAAAATCTACATAATTGTCCTCTAAATTAATAATTCCATAATCATCTTTGTTAAATATTTGTTTATTTGGATTATTTTTGGCATAAATTTGAATAATATTGGTTATCATTATTAAATATTTGCTGCGAACATTTGTATCTAGTAATTCATAAATAGTTTGATTTGAATCATTTCCACTAACAACTTGCGTATTGAAATCTATATCATAAATCTTTATATTACTTGTAAAATTTTGGAAATCAACGACTATTTTTTTTAACCCAAATTGGGATACTGGTATTGTTTCACTAATAATTTTATATGTATCACTAACTGATTTATAGTTTGAAATAGTTGTAGTATTAATATTTTTGTAACGAATAAGAAAATCTTGTAAATATAAATTCATGTATTTAATGTAGTCAAAAAACAAGGAGGTATTGCTATTATTGTTGTATTTTAGGTCATAACTGCCAATATTAGTACCATTTCTAAGTGTATAAAGTTCAACATTACTATTATTTTTTATAACTCTGGATTGAACAATTTTTTTTCCATATGTCCAATCGATAGTATTAATAATTTGAAAATTTTCAATCATATATTGTGTTTTATATGAGTTCAATTGAGCATCTATAACATGGTTTATAATATTTTTATTATTTTTATCATTAATATTAGCATATTTAGTATTATCCCAGTTTCTATATAACCATGTATAAATATTCATAAAATTATTTGGATTGTCATTCATTGGGGCAAGACCTAACGCATAATAATTATCTTTATTTTGACTATATCCTTTACCAACTTCTCCATATGGATCGATAAAATATTTATTAATAGTATAATCCACATTACTGGCATCAAAAACAGGCAAATTTTTAATTAAATAAGTATTCAAATTCAACCCATGTGATTTATAAGCTAAATCTCTAATAATATTAAGTATTTCGGTTAACCCTGAATCTTTTACATCTAAAATAGTGTTTGGGTATTCTGTTCCAATACCAGTAGAATACATATTCACTATTTTTTTATATTGAGTATCCACACCAAAAACATTTTTATTGTCAATATCTTTTAGATATAAATTACCGGACAATTGATTATCACCAGATGATAAAATACTTAGGTCAATATAATTACTTAGATGAATACCAGTGCCAATAACATATTCTTTTCCTTTAATCATTATTTTATTATAAAATGATACTTTTTCTCCTTCTTCAAATAAATAATGGGTAATAAAATTTTGTGAGTTTTTATATAAACCATATTTATTTTGATAATATGTTAATGATTTTATTGATACATTAGTTAGTAAAATATCAGTACCAGGTAAGAATACATTTTTTAAAAATTGTCCATTCCATTGTGGATAATTTTCTGCAAATAAATATTTATCTTCACTGCCATCTAATTTATTTCCTGCAAAATACTGGATACAAAATACATATGGGTCTGATAACATTCCAAATCTATTGCTAAATTCACTATTTTGAATATAATTTGTAAAACTATTCACACTATCTCCTTTTTGTAACGCAGCGTATATTTCTGGTAATTCTACAACTAAAATACTATAATTTAATAATCTATTTGAACTGCTAAATCCATTAATTAATTTTGTGAATAGTTGGGTATAACTTTTATCTAACATTATATCTTGGACTAATAAATAGCTCATCACAAAATATATCTCATTATTTTGAAACATGGCTTTCAATGAGCATACATAATAATATTCTCTATCATTTAATAATTCTACAAAAGACATGACTAATTTTTTACCCTCTTGAGTTTGATAATTATTAATTTCTGTTTCCATTCTATTAATTTCATTAACAATTAATTGAATTTTTAAAAAGGAATCCTTAGCAAATTTAGTTTTTAAAATATTTGATGGCTTGTATAAAAATTGAATGTCTGTTTCGCTTATTTTGTTTAAAATAGGAACTTTAAAAACGACCACGTCATTTACATAATCTGGTGAAATAGTAAATGGTACATTATTGGATATATCCGTTTGAATTTCTTCTACCACATTATATGTAGTATTATTTAAAACGGCTATATTATCAACAACATCTAAAATTTTTGATTTTGATAAATTATCAATATCTAAAAATCCTTCTACTTCATGTAGTTGTTGATTTATTCCTACTTTTGTATATATAGATGTCACTTGTTTTTGATTATCTGTTTCTAAAATTTTTATATTATTATTATCAGGATTAGTATCAATTATTTTTATATTCCCAGTAATTATTGTATCGCCCAATATGTTATTTTTTGTTACATAACTATTTAAATCAAGTTTAACTTCTTTAACACATGTTTTTCCTTGAAAAGTATCGACTTTACAAATGGATATAACATTATTACCATTAATATTATACGTTGAAAATGCTAATTCGCCTTCCGATAAGGAGGGATAATATAAATATAAATCGGTAAATAGTTGATTCAAACTTTCTGATAAATATATATTAGAATTTGGAATATAACAATCTGTTATATTTTTTCCAGTCCAGTTTGGATATTCATATGATTTTAAGCATGTTAAACCATTAACAAAAGATGTATTATTAAATTCCCAAATTTCTTTAACTAAATCAGTATTATTCCATTGGGTAGACTCTAATTGAAATAATAAATTACTAATTAATTTTACAATTTCATTAATAAAAGAAATATTTTTTATAGTATTGGCATTATTAAAATAAGGAAATATTTTGACTGAATCGCAAATATTTAACCAATCATTAGATAAAATATCTTTTCTTAATAATCTAATAACAATTACTAAACCTGATGGGGTTTCTCTAACATCAAATTGATAGACAGACGTTAAATTTGGATTTATTTTTAACATTGAATTTAAATAATTATTTTTACTTATACCTGTAGATTTAATTATATTATACAAATTTTGTTCCGCTCCATCAACAAGATAAAAATCAGTACTAGTTGGTATATAAGTTTTCCAGTAGTCATCACTAAACAATTTATTTTCTTGCATTGGTATTGAAGAAGAATAATATTGAAAACCACTTTCCCAATCATTTAAAACTATTTTTTCTATAAATAAATTTACTCTACCATTGTTATCATTAGTATTATTTGTAAAATTTATGTATTTTTTATCCATATATGGTCTAATTATATCAGAATAACCATTTCCTACAAAAGTAGGGTCATTTATATATTTTTGTTGAGCAGCTATAATTTCGTCTTTATGTTGATCAATCAATTTATTTACATAATTAACATTATATAAACTTTTCTTAAAATCATTTATTAATTTAACAAAACTATTAATAGTATATTCGGAATTAAAACTAGTTTCTGACATTATATTATATAAAAATATAAAATAAAATATTTTTATAAAAAATGGTTTAAATCTAATTTTGCTTCTTTAATACACTTTTTACATTTATAATTATCAACTTTACATAATGATATAATAGTAGTATTATTTATGTCATACGAAGAAAATGCTAAATCACCTTCACTTAATGAAGGATAATATAAATATAAATCTGTAAAAAAATCATATGTTTTTGGATTTTTATTATTATAATCCCAAATTTGTTTAACTAAGTCAGTATTATTCCATTGGGTAGACTCCAATTCAAATAATAAATTACTAATTAAATTTACAATTTGAACTATTACGTTACTATTATTTATATTGTTGGCATTATTAAAATAAGGAAATATTTTTGTTGAATCACCAATAGTTAACCAATCATTAGATAAAATATCTTTTCTTAATAATCTAATAACAAATACTAAACCATCTGGAGCATTTCTAAAATCAAATTGATACACAGACGTTAAATTTGGATTTATTTTTAACATTGAATTTAAATAATTAATTTTACTTATATTGGTATATTTTACTATATTATACAAATTTTGTTCCGCTCCATCAACAAGATAAAAATCAGTACTAGTTGGTATATAAGTTTTCCAGTAGTCATCACTAAACAATTTATTTTCTTGCCATGGTAATTTAGAAGAATAATATTGAAACCCACTTTCCCAATCATTTAAAACTGTTTTTGATATAAATATATTAACTCTATTATTATTATCATTAGTATTATTTGTAAAATTTATGTATTTTTTATCCATATATGGTCTAATTATATCAGAATAACCATTCCCTACAATACTAGAATCATTTATATATTTTTGTTGAGCAGCTATAATTTCGTCTTTATGTTGATCAATCAATTTATTAACATAATTAACATTATATACACTTTTCTTAAAATCATTTATTAATTTAACAAAACTATTTATAGTATTTGTGGTGTCAAAAGTAGTTTCTGACATTATATAATAAAAATATAAAATAAATCATTTATTTTATCTTATAATTAATAAAGAGTATATCTATAATTATCTTGAACTCTTGCTATGGCGCCTTCTGGAGTAGATTCTTTACCAGAATATTTCAAGTCATTATATAAATATTGTGCAAAAGCACTTTGATCATTTTCTACCCTTGAATTGGGTGTACTATAAAACACACGATTTGATTGATCTAATTCAAATTGTTGCCATAAATCTCCATAAAGTTGTTTATTTGTATTTTTTATACCAGGATTCATCATTTGGACAGCACGTTTAACATTTTTTGTAATATCTTCATCAACGTCAACATTAAATGCGGGAGGAGCTGATTTTCTTTCAGGTTCATCATTAATTTGTGTTAACAAAACATTGCTAAAAGGATTTTTTTTGTTCCCTTCCTTAAATTCATCATTCAATAATGTATCTAAAGTTACTGGATTTGTAATCATTTTAGCTTTTTTGCTTAATACATTTGGTAAATTATTTTCTTCCACAAGAAACCCTTCCCTCATCATATTTTTTGTAAGTTTTTGTTTTCTCATTTTAAATAAAACAAAAATAACAGCTAGGGTTATTATTCCAATTACCAAAATTCTTATGGACATAGTTGAAATATATCCTAAAATTGTAATTAATATAATTAATCTTGTAATAGCATTTAATTTTTGTTCGTAACACATTTCTGTTGTAGGCCATAATTCAAAAATATAATCTTTATTAAATAGTGTAGTGGGTTCATTTGTCCAAAATTGAATTGTCATTATATATATATAAATCTTTTAAAAAGTTTATCAAAAACTATTAATTAATTTTAAAAAATGTATTCTATTTCTTGTTCTTCTTTTTCTTTTTTCCTTCTGAATTACTCGCTACTTGAGTTTGTCCTTCTGGTTGTTTTGGTTTTGTTCCTCTTGGTGTTCTCTCTACTTTCTCTCCAGTACTAAATATTTTCAATATTTCTTCTTCGGAAATTGCTTGTTGATTTGTAGTAGCAGTCTTTAAAAATTCTGCTTCCATTTTAGATTTTAAATTTGCCTCTGCTTTTGCTTTCATTCTTTCTTTCATTTGAGCAGTTTTCATTTTCTTATTTAATTCAGATTCCATAGCAGATGTATTTACTTTTCCGCCAAGACCAGCTAAATTTCCCATTCCCATTTTATTTAACATGGATTGAATATTTCCCATTCCAGGCATATTTTTCATTTTGTTCATCATTTCTGATGCTTCTGCAATTAATTCACTTTCTTTAAATTCGCCAGATTTAATTCTGGTATCTAATTTATCTCCAACTGTTTTAACTAAACTCATTAATTTGGTAGGATTTTTAAGCAATTTTTGAAAAACATCTTTCATATCAGTTGCATTTTCCATATCCATATTTAAATTATCTGCGGTTTCTTCGGCGATTTCTTTTGCCAATTTGCCTAATTTTCCGTCTAACATTCCAGTAATGTGATCATGAATATCATTGGCATTTGGCATATCTTCCATGTTAAAAGAAGTATTATTTTCTGTACCTTCCATATTTTCTGCAAAGTTGCCACTCATATCAAAAATACCTTGCATTTGTTCCAATGTTTCCTCTAATTTGTTTTTGAATTCATCTTGGTTTATAGCTTCAAAAAGTTTTGCGGAATCACCAAATGCTTCTGAATTATTTAAAGAACCCACAATAGAAAACATAATTAACTGAAGATATTTCCAGATGGTCTCTTTTGTGGATTGTGAGATGTCAAATTGCCATAAACTTTTAAAATGTATGTGAGGTAAAAATTCGGTGTCTCCTTCATAATCTGCTTGAAATATATCTTCGTTTTTATATAAAATATCAAAAAATCTAGGTGGTATTTTTTTTTGACAAAAAGAAAAAATCATTTTGGTACTAGTTGCTTCGGATTCTTCGATTGCTTTGTTTCTCTCTTCTTCATTTTCTATATAATCAAATGTGGATTTATTTTTCCACCATTTATTTATTAAAGAATCATATTCTGGGAATGTTATTTTTAAATCACCCACGAAATCTTTAATTACTTTTGTAAATTCATCAGGAACTACTATTTCTGTTGTCATATATTGATATAAAATGATTATATTTAAATTAATCTTTTTTAAATATATATTATTTTTTGGTTTTATTGAATTTTATTTCCCAAAAGTATTTTGGATAAGTGAGTTTAGAATCAACAATCCTGATTTTTTAAAAAGTACTTCAAAAGTTTCAGACCAATATAATAAATTAGTATTTGAAGCTTTTGGAGGAAAAGGAGATAATGATTTGGAAAAAGAAGACAAAATCATTAAAAATATTGCAAAAGAAGTTACTATTGAGAGCAAATCATAGTAAATAGTCTAAAATATATTATTGTATTACAATATTAGTGTATTAAAATATTTGCCTTTTTTTCCACATTGGGTTTCATCTAATCTACATAATAACGCTTTATCATATTCAATTTGTCCTGTAACCAAATTTTCTTTTCCAAATAAACGGCAATTTCCTAATATAGGATTAGTATCATAAATTTCATCATAAGGATTTCTATATTTATATTTTATATAATTAATGCAATTTATACAAGGATTTTTTGTTTTTATTATAAACGATGAAAATAATCTTAAACTCATTAATAATATGAATATTATTATATATTTATATTATTTTATTAAGATAAAAAGGGGTAAATATTATTAGTTATTATTTATTCACACATAGCAGCCAATTTAGTCAAATTTTGAATATATTTCATCGTTTTTGCTTGACTTTGAGGGGTCATTTGTCTTATAGGTTCACGCAATCTATTAATTGTTTCCATAATCTTATCCGAATTAGAGGCCGCAGATACATCTTGTGAATAATCTTTACTAATAAAAAAATCAATATTACCAGCTTCAATTTCAGGTTTATATTTACCGACAATGAATTTATTCCAAATTTTGACAATCATTTTTGGGTTTGCTTTTCTAATTGCAATTAGAGCATTTTTGGTAGCTAAGATATCAGGGTCATCAGGAAAAACATTTTGTACGTCACTTACAAAATCGATAAAATGGTCATTAAAGGCTGTAAGAATATTAGTAGTCATTTAAATATTTTTATATTATATTTTTAAATACATTTATTTAATATATATATATATTTTCGAGTTCTTTTTCTATATTATTATAATCATTAATTGTTGGTATTGTTGTAAATGTTTTAATGTTTGGATTAATTACAATATCTCCATATTCATTTACCTGTTTACAAAAAGAATGGTGTTCACATATAGAATTGCCCCATTTCACTTTATTATATACATCTGTTTTAATTAATGATAATGAACCAAAACATGATTTGACACTTATTAATTTATCATCATCAAATAAATATTTTGGGTTAATTACTCTATTTATTTTTTTTCTGATATTCATACATTTAATACATTTTTTAAACAAACATGTGTTAAATGTATGATTAAAAGCAATATTAACATTAGATATTACAGCCAAAGTATCATAATAATGAATAGACTTATTATTTTTAATGTAATAGTGATAACATATACAAAATGGAGATACCATAACTATTTTGTTATTTGGTATATTATCTGGTGTATTATTTATTGTGTTAAGAAGTTGTTCTAATGTATTAGGTAAAAATACAACATCGCAATCAAATAATAATACATAGTCACTATCTAGTATTCCATGAAAATCTTTTAATTTATTACGAATATTTGACATATGAATTCCTCTTTGATAGTTTATTTCTGATTTCATAGTATTGTTTTCTATATCTTCTAATAAATATTTACAATTTCTATTTAAAGCAAATTTTTCAATTAAAAATTTAGTATTGTCAGTTGAATTATTTTCATAAATAAAAAATTCAAAAATAAAATCCTTGTATGTATTTTCTATTTTACTAAACAATTCATCTAAATATAACATATATTTTTCACCATTTCGTATAGCTAAACAAATACTAATTTTCATAATATATATAATAATTATATTTATAATATTTATTATATTTATTTTATATTTGTTGTATAATTGTAATATCTAAAATTTTATTGGAGGTTTATTACCAGTAATTTTTTGTAATTCAGAGTCTCTCTGTTGTTGTAATTGTTCAATTGTTAAATCTCCAGATATTTTATTTGAACCTTTATAATCATGTTCGTCTGTTGGTGTAGTAATATTATCAGAATAATTTAAATCAACATAATTATGCATTTGTCTCATACCTCCATTGCCTTTTGCTTCCAATTCTTCAGAACCTTGATCTAAAAAACTATATGAATCAGAAACAATATCTCCAAAACCGCCTCCTCCAAATGAAAATGCCATAGGTTCCATATTATTTTGGGTAGCCTTTCTTACTGCAACTTCTTGCCTAGGTTTTAAATGATTCAATATAGATTCACCATATAGTACTTGATAACCTTGATTTAATAAAAGTAATGCTGGTACTCTATTAACATTATCAGGCATAATTATTTTTTGATTATTTTCTAAAATTATAAATATTTTATTATTATCCTTAACTCTTTTATCTATACATATAAAATGTATATCTTTTTGAATATTATTTTTTGACAAGGTTTGTAAAAGTTTATTAGAATGTTCACAAAATTTGCTATAATATAAAATAAAACTCATTTATTTATAATTAGTTAATTGAATTAAATATTTAACTCATTTTAAAAAAAAATGATTTAAATTATATAATTTAAATATAAAGTAATATTAATAATATGAATCCTCAAGTTGAATTAAATTCTAGTCATAATGATGAAATACTAATGTTTACACTAAGTGGTGTAAATGTAAGTTTGGCAAATGCTATTAGAAGAACTATTTTATCTGATATACCATTAGTTGTATTTAGAACTACACCTTATGAACAAAATAAAGCGAATATTATTTCTAATACTAGTCGTTTAAATAATGAAATATTAAAACAACGACTAAGTTGTATTCCGATTCATATAAAAAATGTGGAAGAATTTCCTTTAAAAAATTATCAGTTGGAAGTAAATGTTGAAAATATAACAGATACTACTATGTATGTCACTACAGAACATTTTATAATTAAAGATTTAGTTACAGGTAAACCAATTAGCGAATCAAAAAATAAAGAGATATTTCCTGCGAATGATTATTCAGGCTATTACATTGATTTTGTAAGATTAAGACCAAAAATTTCAGATGAGTTGCCAGGTGAAAAAATTCATCTAACATGTGAATTTTCAATTGGTACTGCTAAAGAAGATGGTATGTTTAATGCGGTTTCAACATGTTCTTATGGTTTTACAATAGATTCTCTTTCTCAAGAAGCAATATTGGAAAAACATAAACAAACATGGAAAGATGAGGGTAAAACAAAAGAAGAAATCATTTTTGAAACAAAGAACTGGTTATTGCTTGATGGTATGCGTATAACAAAAAAAGATAGTTTTGAATTTATAATTCATTCAATTGGTATTTACGATAATGTGGAACTGATACATAAAGCATGTGAAATATTAATTGATAAATTACAATATCAAGATATGTTAATTGAAAAAGATGAATTAGAAATTGAAAAATCTGAAAATACTATGAGTAATTCATTTGATATTATTTTAGAAAATGAAGATTATACTATTGGAAAAATACTTGAATATTTCTTATATACAAAATTTTATGAAACAAAAATACTAACATTTTGTGGTTTTAAAAAGATGCATCCTCATGATTCTTATAGTATTATAAGAGTAGCCTACAAAGATGCGGTTGATAGATCAATGGTTAAGGGTCATTTAAAAGAATGTATTGCTGAATCAGTACAAGTTTTTGAAAAAGTGAAAAAGGAATTCTTAAAATTAGTTAAAAATTAAAACCCTCCGTATTCATTTAATAAATCATTACTATTATTATAAATAAAAATAAAAAATAAAATTATGTCATCAAAATCAAAAATATTATTCATTTGAATTAGATGAATATTTTTTTTAATTAAAAATATTTAATTTTTAATTAAAATTTGTGATAATTTAAATATAATATATCTAGATAGTTGAATCTGAAACAATCGTGTCTACAACTCTTTTCCTCATTTGAAAATTCAAACAATACATTAGAAGTGAGGGGTGTAGATTATTAACATACTTAATTACAATCGTATTATTTATGAATAACTTTTTCTCTCTTAATTCATCAATATAAATTTTATGAATATTAAACATATGAGTACGATATTGCTCAGAAAACTCAATTAATGGTCTTTCCTTTTTAACATAACAAGATAAATAATTTGTTAATAATGTATTTGTAAACAGATGAATTTGGTCTCTAAATGAAGAGAACTCTGTTTTATTTTCGGGATAATACTTTAAAAAATCAGCAACACGTCCTTCTTTTCTTAAACATAAATATTGATATTGTAGCTTTGGTTGATTGCCTCTTAAATGTCTTACTTGTTCGTAAACAGGATTTCGAACCTTCATTCTTTCTCCGGTTTCTTTATTATAAACTACAAATCCTAAAATATCATATGATGTGTTCATTGATGCATATTTTTCAACTAATTCTGTGTAGTTATTCCATTGATAAATTTGAGGAAATTTAATATTAGACGGCCCCCAATTAAATTGTTTAACATCTTCTATTGAATGTGAATAAACTAAAATATTACCATCTACATTTTGAATGTTGTACAAAGCCACCAAATATAAAATAGGTGTATTAAATGGTATAACAATTCTGTTTTCAGGATGTTGTAAAACAAAACTATAGCAAAAATCTTTATTAAGATTTTCTAAAGATAAATTGGCTTCCTTTGCTGCTTCTAAGAACATATCTCTAAATGTTTTTTTATTAGTTCCCTTGAAAAAACTAGATGTAGCCCCCAGTGTATTTCTTGTAGAGATTTCCCAACTTCCAGATAATCCAATAGTGGGGTCCCAAAAAGCATTAATCATTGTACCTTCTATAAATTCTTGAGCAATTAGATTGTCATTTTTTTCAGAATACTTTTGAATAAATATATCAGAAGGAATTGATTTAGGAGGAGCAAAACTAACTACATTATTGGCACTATTTAAAACTATAGATCTACATAATCCATATGTAGAGACATAATCTACACATAAAAATTCTTTTAAATAACGAATTACCGAGTATTTTTGATTATTAGATGTTTTACACTCGACATTATAAAGTTTTAATAAATTATTTTCAGTAATAACACCATTTACCAAATTATTAAAATCTGGAATTTGTGATAAATTGAAAGGTCTATTTACAAATGGAGACATATCTAACTATATTTATAAAGTTATCTTTAAACTATATTTTAAATTGATTTTTACTTAAGCATAAAAATTTCTATAATAAATATAGAAACAATATGGATGAAATTATAATTTTACAATTAGGTGATGTTATTAATATTAGCAATCCTAAGAATGAAAAACTAAATAATCAAACATTTATTATTGATTATATTGATAAAACAAAAATGTATTTAATAAATGTTGATACTCTTGAAAAAAGTAAATTAAAAATTTCGGATGAAGGTATTGTTGGGGATGGTACAATTACTCAAATTGCTATTTTGAGTAGAAGTGATAGTCCAAGTTATGCCAAACAAAATGATTTATTACCAGGTAAATGGATAAACATTTATTTTGGTGGAGAATATCCAATTATTATTACAGGTGAAATTACAAATTTAGAAGAAGATATGATTGAAATTAAAACAATTGATGACGATATATTATATATTAATTTTGATTATAAAGGAATTCCTGAAGATTTACCAATTGAGAATATTGAAATTAGAGAGAAACCTGAACAACCGAAAAAAAATGTAGAGCAAGAGTTTGAACAAGATCAAGACTTTGATCTAATTCCTGAATTAGAAAAAGATTATGAAGGCGTACCAATTGAAAATATAGAATATAAAATTCCTGTTAAAGATGTAAAAGATCAATTGAGGGAGTTTATTTTAAGAGCAGATCAAATTAAATTTGGTAACGAAGAATTAGGACCAATAGTACAATATGTAGATGTATCAGTACAAATGCAAAGATATAGTATTGAGGTACAATTGAGCGATTTGCTTGATGAATTATTATCTACTATTCCCAACTCACAAAGAACAAATAAAGTGCTTAATAATATTCATATTATGATTGAAAGATTTAAACAATTAAGAGAGAAATTTTCTACATTTGATAAATATGGGTTTATTGAATCAGCATTAGTAAATGAATCTACCTATAAACCATTAAATAAGTATTTTAAGGAATTTAAACAAAATTTATATTGGGTTTTGCCAGTTGTAAAGAATATTAAAAAAATATATAATACTGAAGAAGGAGGCGAAGAAGAAGGCGAAGAAAATAGCGATACCATTATTCTTAATAATTCAGCAGATAATTCAAATATAGAACAACTGCTTGATGCTTATAAATCAAATGATTTACCATCAGAACAAAACAAATACTCTTTGTTATATAATGAATTAAATTCACATTTTACCCCTTTTAATTTAATAAATGAAGAATCCGCAAATGATTTATTAATTGAAAAAAATGTAGAAACAGATTTGAATGTAATTATTGATAATTTAGAAGAAATGTATTCCTCTGTTTTCACGCAAAATAATATTAGGTCTAGACGTTTTGTTATTCAAAAATATAATCTTGGTTTAACAAAATTAGATACGCTAGATAATACCAGTTCTCGTATGGTTACAACTAGAGTAAAAATGACAAATCCAGATACTATGTCTATAAAATCTTTTATTACCTTACCTGAACCAACTATAAGATTTTCAAAAATAAATCTTCCTGGAACATCCTTATTAGAGAGAGCAAATTTGAATATGGTATTTTTAAATTATTGGGAATTTTTGAAAAAGAAAACAATTGTAAATAGTGTATTTATTGAAAATCTAAATAGTGAGATTGAGTTTAATGAAAATAATTTTGTGAATACAATTAAAAATTATGTTTTAAATATATCAAATGAAGAGAGAAAAGGGTTAACAAATGAACAAATATATTCTCAATTTATTAATACAATTGTACCCAAAATCAAAATACTTTTTGAATTGATGAAAAAATATATAAATGGTAAATTATCAATAATTGATGTAGTATCTTATTTAGAACCATTTTTAATTTATTCAGATGATTTAACATATATGCAGTATAAAGAAATTACTAAATTTATTGATGAAAAAATTTCAGAATTTAATAAAAAATATATTGAAAGATTGAGATTATTTCAAAATTTAATAAAAAATAATAAGTCACAAATAACAATAAATAGTGCCTTTCCTATTTTATCAGAAATAGTAGTTAATGATGGTCTTAGAGAAGAAATTTTTAATCATTACGATATACCAATTAATGAGAATAACTTAAAGTTTAAATACTCTGATTATACGAATTCTGAAATACTAAGAAAAATAATGTTAACAGATAATAATAAACTTTATTCATCCGCCATTTCATTACAAAATGTATCATTAATGCTTCCAAGTGAATATTCTGCTTTATTTGAAAGGGAAAAAGAAATTATTAATTCAAAATATGATAAGGCTGAAAAAAATGATAAATGTGGGCCAATAATTATTTCAAAAAAATATAATTCAATTGAAGAACTTACTCAAGATGATGACAAAAATATTTATTTTGATAAAAAATATGACAAAACAAATTATAATTTAATAAATAATTATGAAAAGGAAATAATTAGTATGACTCCTGAAAATTTAAAGATTCACATTATGAATGATTTACAAAAAAAATATAAAATAACACAAATTGAAGCAGAGTATTTATCAAATACATTATTAGATGGGCATAAATTAGTAATAGATGGGCAATATGCTATTTTACATAAGAATAATGCAGTACCAGATTATTATATACGTAAAAATAATAAATGGGTATTAGATAATAGTGTAACAAAAGAATTAAATACAGATGACTCAAGTATTCTTTGTGATTTACAAAAAAAATGTATAAATGTTACAAATAAAGTTAATGATAATGATAATGATAAAGATAAAGATAAAAGTGAAAGATTAGAAGTTGAAGACAAATGTGTAAGTTTAGAAGTTGACGAACTTGGTATTCAAAATAAATTATTAAAAGATATCTTAAATGAGTTTGATGAAAAATATAGAGTTTCAAAAGAAGATTTCGAAAAAAATATAAGAGAACAATTTGATTATTTCAAATCTATTATTGGTGTTTTGATGAATATTGAAAATAATAATTTATTGAAGTATAACAACCAAAAATATAAATTATCTGAAAATATGGATGATACAAAATCTATTAAACCAATCTCGCCATATTTAAATTTATTAAATTTAATTTTGTCTCAAAGTGATTTTACTAAAAAACAATATGATATTGTTCGTTTTGTAAATGCCTATACTAGACCAGCTATTACAGAAAGTTATGGACAATTAAATGAGATTGAAAATATTCATTGGCTTTATTGTATCAAGACAAATGTACCTATATTGCCTGTTTTTAGATTTAATATGGCTACATGTTTTATTACAAACCTAGATGGGTACAAAGATTTTATCGATTTACTTATTAGTAAAACTGGTAAATTAAGTGATGATGGAGACTGGTGGGTAGATGAAAATAGTGGTTGGCGTATTACTAAAATTGATTTTGATTTTGAAGAAGGATATGAAGAAGGTTTTAAAGTAACTACACGTTCAATAATGGAAGAAGATGCTGGAAATAAAGTATTTTCAGCCACAACAAAAAATATAATATATAATACATATGAAAGTAAAACAATTTCTAATATAGTAAATGCTTTATCAGTAGCTATGGGTATTAATATTGAAATACAAAAAGAATTTATTATTAATTGTGTTTTATCATCACTTAGGGATACATTAGAAAGTGAAGAAGACTATAAAATTAAAATTAAAGAAATGGCAGAAAAGGGTAAAAAAATATCATCATATGAAGATTTTTACAATACAGCTATTTTATACTACACATTTGGTATGTTTTTAATTGCTGTACAAACAATAATACCAAGTATTAAAACAAGGAAAACTCACCCAGGTTGTGTTAGGTCATTTAATGGATATCCATTTGAAGGAACAGGAGATCAAAGTAGTTTAACATATCTGGCCTGTGTTGCTTTTGATATTCGTGAATCAGGAAAACCTTGGAATATTTTAAAAGGAAAAAAGATAGATTTTATAACTAGTAAAATTAAAGGTTCTATTGATAATGTTTTAATAAATATTCCTGATGTTATAAGAAAATTTGAAGAAAAAACAGATTATTTGTTAACTAATCCTTCTAAAGAAATATTAGAAGATCATGATATTACAAATTGGACACAATTTTTACCGCCATTAATATCATTTAAAATAAAAAAACTAATTAATATTTCAGATGATTTTAAACGAAGTTTAATGAGTGATTTAAAATCTGGTTCTCAAAATCAAAGAGAGAAAATATTAGTTGTAGATTCAAAAATTATCCAATTTTCACTTGCTATTCAAGAAAAAATACAAGAAATAGTAAAGAAAAAACAATTATTGTTAAGCAATGCAAACAATGAACCATATCTTGAAAATTCGTGTTGTGAAAGTAAAGAAGGACAAAGCACTATTGATTATTTTATTAATCAAGATTCTAGTATAAGTGAATTTAATACTATTGTAAAAAAATTATCAAATATTATAGAAGATATTACTAGTTATTCTAAAAGTGGTATGTTTTGTAGTGTAGTAAATACAAAAAATAAATATCCTCCTATTAGTAATAATTTTAATGAAAAAACAATTTATTTGGCATTTATTTATTTTTGTAAATTCAAATCTTTAATACCAATCCCCGAAGATTTAATTCCATTATGTACAGATAAACCAGATTTTGATATAAATAGTGGAAATTTTAGTTTAGAACAAATTATCCAAAATTTAAAAGATAGTGGTAGAAAATTTGATAATGACAATTTTTTAAGATTAATACAATTAGTTGGACGTAAAAATATTATACATATTAATTTTGATAAACCAAACGTATCATCTATAACAAAATTGTTGGGTACTATTGAATCTATTGATGAAGAAAATGATGAAATAGTAGAAGGTTCTTTGAGAAAATTGATATCTGAAGCACTTGATACTTATGATATAGCAACAAAAGAAACAACAAGAGAAATTAAAAACCTAAATGATTTTTTAATAAGGAATATTGAAGACATGAAAAGAGATATTAACGAGTTTATCGATAGTTACAAAGGAAGTGAAAGTACAAAACGTTCTATTGATAAATTTAAAAAAAACATTGCAGATTTATCAGATTGGTCATGTGAAAAATCAAATAGAAATCAAGATAATAAAATTTCGGATGATTGTTTATATAATATTATTAATTTTTACAAAACATTTATTTCAAATTTTGTAACTATTTTTCCAAATATTATTTTAAATAATGTTGACTATCAAAATATAAATATACATAAATATTTACAACTATCAACACAACATGAATATAAATTAAAAAAACATATTAACGAATATTATGAAAATCTAAGAAGTTTTTATGGAATACCAACTATTTTTAAGGTTTTAACTAAAATACAAAATTCGTCTAAAAATATATTAAGATTAGCAAATGTAACACCTTGTTTTACAACAATTAAATATGGAGAGAAAACCTTAAGACCAGTTTTTGATGAAAGAACAAGTAAATTTTTATTTGAATATTATTTATTAAGGGTTATTATTAACTATATAGATTTAACAGATGATGATGAAATGATTGTTACTGAAATTTCAAAAAAAACAGAAGTTCAAGATTTATTTACATTAGAATATTTAGAAGAGAAAGACACAAGGGTAGATTTTGATATTACCGCAAGAAGCCAATCAGATAAATTAATAATGAATGGAAATAAAAAACAATTAAAGCAAAAAATAGTTCAAATTATTATTTCATTTTTTGAAATTTTAAATAATCAAAAAGAGGATATTGATATTTCATATGAAGAGGTTCTCGATAGAGTTTTTAAATTAAAAGAAAGAGAGAAAGATATTGTTACAGATAGACTTAAAAATCTAACAGATGAAGAAAGAGATGCGGATACTATTTTAAAAATTAATAAACTAGGTGTTTGGAGTAAGGGTTTACAAAAGGGTCTTACTACATATGTAAAAGATACATATGATGAGGAACGTGAATTTAGAGATGAAATGGACAAAATAGAAAAAAATCTCAAAGGTAGAGATTTAGAAGATTATCTGGAACAAAGAGATGTTGATGCTGATATTGAAAAAGAAGCATATGATATGCGTGGATTTACGGAAGACTATTATGATGGCAATTTTGAAGGAGATGAAGTTGAAAATTATGATGATTATGAGTAATAAATATTTGGTTGGAATGTACTTTATATTTTTAATTTTAATAATTAATAATAAAATTAAAATATTTTAGATTATGTACTAGTTTTTTTAAAAAATGATATATATAAGAATATGAATAGAAATTATATAAGAGAGAATGCTACATTATTTTCTATTGTTTTATTTTTAATTATGTTTGGTGCGATTCAAATGATGAAACCAGCTTTTTTATATAATAGAAACGGAAGTATTAGAGAGTTTGGTGTTGGATATAGAAATAAAACCATTTTACCAATATGGTTATTATCATTAATTTTAGGAATATTAAGTTATTTATTTGTATTATATTATGTTGCTTATCCCAAATTATTTTAGTTATTATTTAAATTATAATTATTTATTTATAATTTAATCAATTTAGTTTGTTATTGTATATGTAGTGCTAGTGGCTTGTTTTTGTTTAGCTATAGCTTCATCTTCTTTATCTAAAAATTTCTGATAATTTTGCTCCATTGTTTTTGGATTACTAGAACAACCTCTTGTTGTTATTTTTAATTGTACTATAGATGTTAATAATAACCCAGTATAAACATACCACAAGGCTTCTCCAATATTATCGCGAGTAACAACTAAATCAAATAAACCTTCTTTTAATTTTATAGTTTCAGGATTGTTATCATCCTTATATTTATCTTTCTTTAGAGGTGTTAATAAACTCCAATAATTGTTAAAATTACTGGGAACAATTTGATTAATTAATATAGATGTATTTCCACATATTTTAATGATTAAATCTGCTGCTTCTTGCATTTGTTCTTTTTCTGTTTTAGAACCACCGACCATTAATGAATTACCTTGAGGTTCCGGTTTTACAAAATCATCCAATTGTTGTATAGGAGCACTAGATTTTACATCAACATCTCCTAGTTTTTTTTCTACGTCAGTATTAGTTAACAACTCTACTAAAAGTTTATTTGCAGAACTAGAAACATAAAAATAACCAATTACATCTGAGAAGGCACTTTTAAAACCAGGATATATTAACAAAACAATTATGATAACACCGAATATTAAACTCCATGGTATAAATGTAAATATTCCAGCAGCTCCAATATTTTCGCTAATATTACCTCCACATGTGTTTGATATTACAGACGCATTTACTACAAATTGTATTATCATGACTAATAATAAATATACAGCTAAATATGTATGACTATTTTTTTTATATTCTTTATATTTATTTTCATCGTTTAACAAATTATATGTCAAATTTGGTTTTAGTGCCATATAATAAAATATCGTTGTTAGTAAAAATGTAATAATATTTAAAAAAGAGTTAACCATATAAATATTATGTATAAATTAATTTATAATTTTAACTATATTTATTATGGATTTAAATGATTTTACTAATCGAGGTTGGGATTCTAAACCAGTACTTACAGAGCCAGGAGTAAAATATTTTTTAAGTCAAACACTTAAGCAATGTCATATCATTAAAAATAATTTTTATAATACAATATTCAATATAGGATTATTTATAGGGTTTCTATTAATTTTAGGATTAATCCTTTTATACAAATATAAAGGTAGACTTACAGATGTTGAAAAAGAAAAGAAAAATAAAGAAAAACAGCAATATATTTTATCAAAAATTAAAATTTTACAAGAGGCAAAAAGAAAAGCACATCAAGAATTAATTACAGGTCTACCTAATTGGGATAATGAATATGATATTATTCATAAAGGAAAAATAGTTTAAATATTTGAAATTTTAAAAAACTTTGAAATATTTTATCAAATAAATAATAGAATAATTATATATAATGTCTGAAGATTCTGTTGAAAATAATATTAATGAGTATTATAAATTAAAAAGTAAATATGAAGAAGAAAACCAAAAAAATAAAAATAAAATACTGAATAATAAAAATCTTAGTTTAAAAGAAAAAAAATCAGAATTTAAACAATTAAAACCAAAATGTGTGAATTGTGGTAAACCGGGAGGTACTACTTTTGCTTCTGTTATTAATAAAAATAACAATCTTAGCGATCAATTTAGAGAACTTCGTGCTTTTTGTAAAGCAGTTGAACCATGTGGCTTAAATATAAATATTGCTGTTGGAAATTTTGATAATATCAATATTTTTTTAAAAGAAATTGAAGAAGCAATATATGATTCAAAACAAGAAATAATTATTGATAAAAATAAATTATTATTCGGGCTTATTACAAGTGAACAAGCATTAATTAATTTTGATATACATAAAGAAAGTATTACTGATTTTACAAATTTATTAGAAATTTATTTGGATGACTATAATAAAATAACAGATAATGATGAAAATAAAAAAAAATTAGACGAAGAATTAACAAAATCATATTTATATATTCAAGAAATTAAAAAAGCTATTGAATCTTTTAATACTACAAATGATGTTCAATTTGTACAAGATGTTGTTAATATATATGTTACAAATTTAAAACCTTGTTTATCAATTTTGTTAAGATTAAAATATAAGGAAAATATGGTATGGTTTAATGAAAATAATTATACATTTAACCTAATTCAGAATAAATATTCTATGAAAGATTTGGAAGTAAATATAGGTAAATATGAAACTATTGTTTTTGATACTAGTTTACAAGGAACAGGTTCTATCAATAGACCCAGAGTTGTTTCTGAACCTAAAAAATCTTCTTCTACTTCTACTCCTACTCCTGATGAAGAGGATATTATTGGTCAACCTACATTTAATGATGATGAAAGCGTCATATGGTCAAATAATAATTATCAAATGTTGTGGAACAAAATGAACGTCAAATTAAAAAATGCTTTATTATCCGATAAAGAATGGTTACAAGAGTTTATGGATAATTGTGTTAAAGCAAGATTGGAACAAAAACCTTGTAATTTTACTACGCCTAGTAATATAATTATTCCACCACAAATATTAGATGATGAAACATATGATTTTGGAAATTCATTTTATAATGATTTTTTTAATAAATTAGATAAAGGTTATCAAGATAGATTATTAAAATTATCTATTACTAAAGATGGGAATAAAAATTATATTCCATTTGAAAATGAATTACAGAGAATGTTAATTAAAGAATTAGAATTTGGTAAGGGATATTTAGATATGTTACCTAACAAACCAATAGTGCGCTAAAGCGTTACATGATTCGACTACGATATATTAATAATTAATTATAAATTATACAAATGGTGGACCATGTATCCAAATAACTAATGATTTTCGTTGACCTTTTGTAACCTTATTTACTCTATGAACTATGTATGAAGGAAAACATATAATAGACCCTTTTTCTCTAGTCATTTTTTCTATTTTATTGCCTAACATTAGTTCTAAATCGCCTCCTTCATACTCAGTTTCATCACTTAATTGAAGACTAATACTAATTTTTCTAGCACTCCTATAATCTGTACCAATATCTACATGCCAATCATAATGACCTTGTTCTTCAGTGTTTGAATCACCATTATATTCTGCTATTTGTATTAAATCTATTATATTTGTTATATTAAAATTCCATATTTGGTTATTTACATGCTTTATAAAAGTAACTAGTTTGTCATAAATAAATTTTGTTTCATTATTTAAAGCTATTTTGGCAATTTTACTATTTCTAATAGAATGATCAATTCTGCCATTACCTATTGTTCCATCAATATGTTTTTGATTATCATATATGGTATTTATTTTTTTAATTTCTTCATCTGTAAAAAAATTTTTATCATAACAAAAATTTACCAGGTTTTTATTCTCTTTTAATAAATTATACCCATTCATCATCATTATAATAATTATAATGATGATAATTATTATTTTTTAAAAACGCAATTACAAATGATGATATATTATTTTTAGTAATTATAATCCTTATTTATTATATAATGATATTTAATTACATTTCATTGCCAGTTTTTTTGATTAGTTTTGCGATTGGTATATTTTTTATTTACATATTAGGTCCTGAAATGAAAACAATATATGTTTATCCAAGTCCAGAAAATATTAATAAGATTTTATACAAAGATAAAGCTGATAATTGTTTTTATTTAAATCAAGAAGAAGTAAAATGTCCTAGCGATGTCTCTAAAATTTCTTCTATTCCAATACAAACATAAATTTGTATAATAAAATATTTTAGCAATTATTAAATTAACATATTATTATAAATGGGAGTTCATCTTGGAAAATTTGTTCATACAGAATCTGGAAAAATAATAATGTCTATATTATTAGGTTTTGGATTAGCTTCACTCTTTAGAACAGTTTGTAAAGGTAAAAATTGTCATATTTTTCATGCTCCACCTTTAGATAATTTTAAAGATAAAATATACAAAAATGGAGATAAATGTTTTAAATATACTCCTGTTCCAACAAAATGTTCTTTAAATTCAAAAATAATTGATTTTGAATAATTTATAATTTATTTATTTGCGTAATTATTATAATCAATCATTCTTTATAATAATTATGAGCGATTCTACAAGTATTATGGATTTACCTACTGACCCTGTTGGAGGAGGAAATATATCACTAAATGCGTCAGAGAATGTAGTACAAAAACAATTACAACAACCACAACAACAAATGCAACAATCACAACAACATTCTCAACCTCAAAATCAAAACATGAGTTTAGACCAAGCTACTATTAGCCAAATAGTAAATAGTCTTCAACAAGCAAGTATTTCTGGTGCTACACAATTACCTTCTAGAGATATTCCTATGAACACAACAGGACATAGTAATGATGCACAAGTTCAACCTAACTATGTACCTTTAGCAGATAGTCAAATGGATTATATTAAAGATTATGAACAAACCAATGATATGATTGATGATTACAATAAACATGTAAATCGTAATAATTCATTAGATGATATGTATAGTGAAATACAGATGCCATTGTTATTGGCTGTTTTATATTTTTTATTTCAATTACCATTTTTCAAACGATTTTTATTTGATTATTTTCCTGTTTTATTTTCAAATGATGGTAATTACAATATAAATGGATTTCTATTCACTAGCGTATTATTTGGAATATTATTTTATTTATTGAATAAAATCACAAACCATTTTGGTGCGTTTTAATAAAAATTGGAAATTATTTTGTGTTTTATAAAATCTTAAATAATAATAATTATAATATAAACATTTTTAATTTTCAATTACATTATTTTATTTATTGAATAAAATTACAAACCATTTTAGTGCTTTTAATAAAGGTGAAAGAATCATTTTTTTTGTGTTTTATAAAATATTTAGTTAATGTATAATATGAGTATTTCTTGGTATTCTATTGCTATTAAACCTCAATCTGGAGGTGCGTCAATTTTTAATGGTTATTTTAGTGTAAATAATGAAAATTATCAAATTGTAAATTTTTATAATGCTAATAATGTAGGTATTAATATAATTAATACTAAATATTTATGGTTTCCTATTGAAGGGAATAATGGAAAATATTTGAATAAAATGAATTTCATATATTACTCTATAATAAATAGTGGTGTCACCACAATAGATGGTAAACAATATGATTTAGATAAGGGATGGATGTTGTTTGGTGATTCTAATATGTTTTATATATATTATTGTGTTGGAGATAATAAATATTTATCTACTAATTATACTAGACAAATTTCTCCAATACAAGGAGAACCATCATGTTTCAATGAAGGAACCAAAATTCTATGTCTAAATAAAAAATTAGAAGAAGTATATGTTCCTATTGAAAATTTAAAAAAAGGAGATTTAGTAAAGAGTTTCAAACACGGATACAGAAAAATAGATTTAATCGGTAAAAATGCTATAATAAAAAATCCAGAAAATTTTGATAATTGTATGTATAATAAAATGAAAAAAAATGAAACAAATGGATTATTAAAAGATTTATTTGTCACTGGTTGTCATTCTGTTTTACTTGATGAATTAACTGAAGATGAATTAGTTGAACGAGAAATTGTTGTTAAACATTTATTATTATCTTCCGTGTCAAATCAATTAGTTAAGTTAGAAAATAATAATTTATATATATATTACCATTTTACTCTAGAAAATAATGGAAATGATGATGAAAATTTTAGTATATGGGCAAATGGTATTTTAACTGAAACTATCAGTAAAAACAATTTTATATATAAAAATTATACATTATTGTAAATAATAAATTATTGTAAATAATTAATAATTTATATAGTTTAGTAGAATTTATTTCATAAGGACAGATATAAAATTCGCACGTTATAATAATAAAAAAATAGTTTTATTACATAATAATCAAATGATTAATAATTATGTAATAAAATTAATTGAAAATTTACCAGACGATTTTAAAAATGCAAAAACACCTTTAAGACTTGATTTAGTTTTAGATGGAGGAATTTTTAATGGTAGTTATCTAGTCGGAGCATTATATTTTTTGAGGGAAATGGAAAAACGTAATTATATTAAAATAGAGAGAATATCTGGGTGTAGTATTGGTTCTATTGTTGCTTTTCTTTACTATATTGATTCATTAGATTTGATGTCAAAATTATATGACATTGTTAATAAAGATTTTAAAAAAAACTATAAATTGATAATTATAAAAGAGTTAAAAAAATATTTATCTGAAAGGATACCAGATGATATTTGTAAAAAGGTGAATAAAAAACTATTTATATGTTATAATAATATCAAAAAATGTAAAAAAAAAGTAAAATTTGAATATAAAAACGTAGATGATTTAATTAATACAATTATAAAATCTAGTTTTGTACCTTACTTGATTGATGGAGAAATATTATATGAAAATAAATATATTGATGGTATTAACCCATATATTTTTATTAAAGAAAATGATAAAAAAATTCTATATTTAGACCTTTATGGTTATGATAAAATTGGTAATTTATTAAATGTTAAAAATGAAAAAACGAATTATCATCGTATTCTCTCTGGAATGCTGGATATTCATAGTTTTTTTATTAAACAATCTAACACACAAATGTGTAGTTATGTGAATGATTGGTCTATTAATAACAAACTATTTAATAATACAAAATTAGTTATTGAAAAATTTTGTATTTACGTTATATATTTTGTAATATATATTAAAAATGTTATCCCTCCAGAGTTTGAACAAACTATTATATATAAATTATTATCAAAAATAACACAAGATATTTTTATAATAATGTTAGAAACATATTGTTTATGAGTTTATTTAATTTAGTTAAAATATTTAATTAAATTAAATGGATAATTTCGATGATTCATCTTCTTCTTTTGGTAATTTAATTCCTTCTGGATTATTTGATAATAGTTATATATTGTATAGTTTAATAGCTTTAATAGTAGTAGGTATTTCTTATTTAGCTTATAAATATTATTTTAATAAAAATAACTCTATTGGTTCAACAAATATTGATTATTTACAAAGTACCGATGATAATAATGTAGAACAAAATAATGAACAAGGAGGTGAACAATATAATGAACAATATAATGAACAATATAATGAACAATATAATGAACAATACAATGAACAATACAATGGTGAAAATAACGAATAAATTAATGTAATATTGTTATTTTTTTTTACTATTTTTTCCATAAATATTAAACAAATTATTATATCTATTTTTTTTAGTCTTTTTAGCCCTTTTGGTCTTTTTAGATTTTATTTTTGTTGTCTTTTTATGTAGATTTGTATTTAAATCAGAATTAAATTTTTGTTCTGGTTTATAATTTAGAAACCACTCATCCATTTCCTTTTTATTTTTTGTTTCTTTAAGCTCCTTGTATTTTTCTGCTTTATTAGAACGCATTTCTTCTACTGATTCTTGGTGTCCATAACACGTTATACTAAAACGTTGTAATAATCCTTTTTGTTCTAATCTATTTTTTTGTTGTACTTCAAATAAAAATTTTGACATACACAATATTCTTTCAGAAAACTCATTATAATAAGGTCTTTCTGCGTATAAAAAAGCCAAATAAAAGTTTAACATAGTATCAATAGTTGCTATTTTAATACTTTGACCATGAATATTAATAATATTATAGCTGTGACAAGCAACAGGTTTATAAATAAAAGCAATTGTATCTTTCCCTATTTTGATTTCATAATGTTCTGGAATTATTTCACCTACTGGTTCGTGTTTAATAATCTTTGTATTTTGTATTCCATCATCTTTTAATCGTTCCTTTATTATTTCAGCAGTTGTTTCTGGATTATGAGATATTACATCAAAATCTGCTATTTTTTCCAAATGTTTTCGCAATTTATATGGCATATATTCCGAGTAAAGAGAGATAGCAAACCCTCCAAAAAATACAACACCTTGATTGATTAATGTATTTTTTACATTTTCATAAATTATGTCTTCATTTTCTTTATTAGACATCTCTCTTTGAAAATCCATATTATCACAATTTATGGTTGTTAATGGATAATGATTATTAAGAAGTGTGAGACGTTTTAAAACCTTTTCCCATCTACTTATATCTCCTGCTGGTCTCGATAATTCTAAATACATTGACATTCTTAAAAAATTTGGAGGTGCGTATAAAATACCGGCAACTCTTATTGAATCTTTTTTTAAAGCGTTGAATATTTCTTTTGGTATTTGTGTTATATCCGCAACAGGTATAAAATTAACAAATACTTTATATGTACCATGATGTTGACCTGCTTTTGCTTCAACATCTGTAAACCCTTTTTTGTAATAAATATCTGCTAATTGTTTGGTATCTTCTAAAGCATTAAATGAAAAAAAATCGTAGTCTGGTATTTCTATATCTTTATTGTAAAATTGATCTTCTTCTGGTAAAATATTATTAATTGCAGTTCCACCATAACATATTAAATTTTTAAGTTTTAAAAATTCCTCTACAATATCTATTATTTTTTGAACGTCTTCTGAGTTTACAATTCGTTTCCCCATTTTTTCTTCTGCTTTATCTACTGCCATACGTAAAATTGCTAATTCACAATCACTAAATTTTAAACCCTTACAAATATTTTTTTGCTTCATATAATAAATGAATAAAATTTTATTATATAAAAAATTGAAATAGTATAATACATTTAAAAGTATTACACAATATTATATACAAATGGAGTCTTTAACAACTATTCCCGTTTTTATTGAATTAAATAATGATGAGATTGAAAAAATTAAATTAAAAGCAATTAGAAGCAGAGTAAAAAATGAGTGTAATTTATTATATAAAGATTATCATAATGTGCTTATAGATGTTGTATCAGATAAAATAATTATAACTGCGATGGAATTTATAATTACAAATCATAATAATGAACTCAGAACTAAAAGACGCGTATATAAATTTATACTTACAAATCATTATCCATTTCGCCCACCAGAAATTTATGTAAATAATACTATGTACTCAAATGTTTTACAAATGAGAGGAGAATATGAAAAAGAAATGGTGAAAAAAATAAAAGGACAAGATTGCTTGTGTTGTCATTCTTTGAATTGTAATGCAAATTGGTCGCCCGCTATAAAATTATTTCATATTATTAATGAAATTAAAGATACCTTAAAATTTAAGAGAGATATTATAAATGTAATGTTAGCTGAAAAAATTAAAAAAAAATATAATATTCCATATGCTTATATTGAGAGGTATTTGATTTAATAATTTAAAAATATAATTTATAAATATAATAAATAAAAATATTTTAAAGCACTTGGTTATAATGATCAGTTTTTTTTTCATCTTCAAGTCCTCTTAAATTGACTTCTAATCTGTATACTTCTTTATATAATACAAATAAAAATGTAGCAGGATTTAAATAAATCATTATACCAGCAAAACCCCAAGCCACTTTATCTATATAAAAAGGTCCTATCAATGAATTTCTATATATTCTATTTCTTGAATAATTATAATCGTATGAATTTAGACCACGTTTTAAACCTAACAAACTCCATACACTTATTGTTAATCTTGTTATAATATTTGAATTATTCATTTACAATAATACAAAGTAATATCTTTGTATTATTTTTTATAATATATATTTTACTAGCTAAAAAATTGTGATTTTGGAAAAATAGTATTACAACCATTACATTTACATTCTGTTTCACTAATAACAAAAAATCTTCCATTTAAATTTGGAAGTTTATTAGTTTCTTTACATACTGGACACCTAGCGTTAACTGGATTACCATCATATTCTATTGATAAAGACAAACACTGACCCATAATATAAATAATTTATAATTATGTTTTTAAATTATAATTATTTTATTTTTAAATTATAATTAATTTGTTTGTTTTAACTTAGGGTTTAAAGCTATAATAATCACTGCTAACATCACGAGTAGCGTAACTATAATTTGGATTTTGAGGTATTGGGTTTGGATATATCTGGTGTATAATCGTTATAAACCGCGTCAAATAACATTTTTTTTAAAAAATGTTTTGCAAATATGATATAATAATGCCTCTTCATATGAATAATCTAATGCTTCATAATTTTTATAGTCAAACGTTTTAATAATTTCTTCGTATTTATATTCATTATATAAATAACTATTTAATGATTCCAATGTTTTTTTACTATGTTCAATAGTATGTTTATTGAATATGCAATTTTTATAATTATTAAACCAATTTGCATGAGGATTTTTTATATATACATCCCCATATATACCAAACCATAAGGGTAATATTCCTCCAACATAAAATGCCTTTTTATTTATTGACTTTATATGCTCACCAATAAAATGCGCATATGTTCCGCAACTTAATAATGCAATATCAAAATCAATATTATTTATTTTAGTTTGATATTCTTGCAATGTTTCAAAAAAATTTCCATGAGGAGCATCTATATATGTATTATTATCCTCATTATAGTATGTTATATATGTATTTAAAAAAATAAATTCTAATTCTATATTGTTTTCATTATATAATTTATTTAATTTTGGTATTTGGCTTTTAATTAATTTTGTAAATGGACTTATTATCAATATTTTTTTAAAATATTTTTTTAATAATACTTTTTTGAAAAAATAATGTCCTTCATTTATATCATGATATGAAATAAACTTTAAATTATTTTCTTTTTCAAATTGCGGATTGTATTTTATAAAATTACATGCATTATATGATAATGTATTGTTTTTATATATTTTAATTAATTCTTCAAAAAATCTAGAAATATTCTTAAAACGAATGTTTTTGTCTTGTGAATTATCATAATATCCATTCCAAATTGATAAGTATTTTATTAGATAATTCAAATCAACCTTTTCATTTTGATATAGTATGTATGCCTTATAATCACTTCCACCTAGTCTATTAATAAAATATGTTTTTTTTGATGTTATATATTCAATAAACTCATCCTTTGTTATTTCTTCCATAGTATTATAATATTATAATATTATAATATTATAATACTATAAAATTTTATTTATTTTGTATTATAATTATTTAAACTTTAAAGTTATAATAATCACTACTAACATCACGAGTAGCGTAACTATAATTTGGATTTTGAGGTGTTGGGTCTGGAATAGTAACAGGTTTGTATCTTAGATTTGCTGGTTTTAAAGCAAACGCATAACTAGCTTTATCAAAAAATAAAGTATTTTCTTTTAAAAAATCATCTACATATTGATATCGTATAGCAACCATTTGACAACCATAAGTTCTACATAAAGTACCACTTGGGTTTGATGGATTTATTCCTTTATCCGGAAATACTATTGTCATATTTTTTTTATTATATTCTGTTAATTCTGTAATGTCATGGTTATTTTTTATATTATAATATTCATAAGCTCTCATAAACATTGAATTACTTGTTAAATTAACATATTCTAAAAAATTTGTATTTTCTAAAAAAGAATTGCTTTCTTTTATGTTTTTCTCTACGATTAATATTATTTTATTTTTTAATTTTAATAAAGGAGTAGTGCCTAAATTTATTCCACTACTTTCAAAACTATATTCTTTTCCTAGCATTTTGTCATATGATTTAAAAATTTCTGCCATTTTGGAAAATATTTTTTGATTTTTACTTTTAATACGTAAATGTATTAATATTGGGTCTGTTGGGTTTGGACATGTGCCTCCAGCAAATCCATAGCTATCAATTGTTTTCATTACATCAGCAAAACTAACTGAATTAAAGGTTTCTTTAACGTAAAAATCATCTTGTGTGCTTGTTGCAACGACAGGTTGATTATCCACTGAATACACTTCAAAGTCTAGGCATCGGACACCTTGCTTTATAACTGCTTTTAAATTACATATATCGACAAAATCGTTCTTATAAGAGCCACCAGAACAGGCATTATAAGCGGTTTTAATGTAGTAATCGTATAAATTACCTGAGCAATCTTGGTCATTATCATTAATGGCTCTTATTTTTCCGTCAACAGAAGGATATAAACTATTCATATAGTCACATTCCGAATTTTTTAGCTTTGTTAAATAAATAATGTATAATATTATACATATTAATAAAATAAAAACAATACATATTATCAAAAAAAATATAAATTTTTCATCCATTTGTTTTAAACTGCTTAAATAATTTGTTGGTTGTGGACTTGACATTAATCTAATATAATATAATATAAATAATATTATTAATTAAATAAAATAATATAACATATAAATAAAATATAAATAAAATATTATTTATATATTATACATAATATGGCCGGTGGATTATTAAATCTTGTATCAACAGGACAACAAAATATAATATTAAATGGGAATCCCGAGAAAACATTTTGGAAGGCAGCTTTTAAAAAGTATACCAATTTTGGTAAGCAAAATTTTACATTGAATTATGAAGGTACACCTCAGTTAAGTTTAACAAATGAGTCTACCTTTGTTTTTAAGGTGAAAAGATATGCGGATTTGCTTATGGACTGCTATATTTCTATAGATATGCCTACTATTTGGAGTCCAGTATTGCCTCCACAAGAAATTATACAACCAGATGGAAGTATTAAATATACAAATTGGAGTCCTTATGAATTCAGATGGATTGAAAATTTAGGAGCACAAATGATTGAACGTATTACAATTACATGTGGAAATCAAAAATTACAAGAATATTCTGGACGTTATATATTAACAGCAATGCAAAGAGACTTTGGAGGTACCAAAAGATTATTATTTGATGTAATGACTGGACAAGTTCCAGATATGGTAAATCCAGCTTTTTCACATTCAAATAAATACCCAAATGCTTTTTATACTCCAAACCCTGCGGGTGCTCAACCTTCTATTAATGGTAGAACATTGTTGATTCCATTAGGTGCGTGGTTTAATTATCAAGGTATAAACAAAGACCCGTCAAATTCATTTCCTTTAGTGGCATTACAATATAATGAACTTCAAATAAGTGTTACATTTAGACCTATAAATCAACTATTTCGTATTCGTGACGTTATGGATTACAATAACAATTATCCCTATGTTGCTCCAAATTTCAATCAATATTACATGCAGTTTTATAGATTTTTACAAACACCACCTGATGAAACTTTGGGTCCTACTTCATACATTGATACACGAACAACGTGGAAATCAAATATAAATTTAAATTGTATGTATTGTTTTCTATCTAATGATGAATCAAAAATATTTGCTAAAAATGAACAAAAATATTTAATTACACAAATATACGAAAAACCTTATTATAATATTACAAATCAAAATAAAGTACAATTAGATTCACTTGGCATGGTTAGAAGTTGGATGTTTTATTTTCAAAGGAGTGATGTTAATTTAAGGAATGAATGGTCAAATTGGTCAAATTGGGAATATAATGGTGTTATGCCTTTTAATAATATACCGGCGCCAACTAGTGGTGATTATCCAAATCCAGATCCTTCTGGACCACCATTGATTGGACCTGGTACAAATCCAACTGGTAGTGCATCAGGATTACAAATTACAGGGAATTATAATCAAGCAAACCAAAAGGAAATATTGATTTCATTAGGTATATTAATAGATGGTCAATATAGAGAAAATATGTTACCATCCGGCGTTTATAATTTTGTTGAAAAATATTTGAGAACGAATGGGTTTGCTGACCAAGGATTATATTGTTATAATTTTTGTTTAAATGCGTCAGATACTTATCAACCATCAGGAGCTATTAATATGAGTAGATTTACAACAATAGAATTTGAATTTTCAACAATAAATCCACCTGTAGACCCATATGCTCAAGTATTAACTATTTGTGACCCTAATACAGGCGAAGTAGTGGGTATAAATAAACCATCATGGCGAATTTATAAATATAATTATGATTTATATGTAATGGAAGAGAGAGTAAATATGGTAATATTTGTTGGTGGAAATGCTGGTCTTTTGTATGCAACTTAAAAGATTTTACTATATAATGGAAGAAAATTCTATTTGTGAAAAATGTTGTAATTTTTTTTCCAAGACTTTTTTCAGAATTTTGATTTTGGACATTTATTTTTGTCCATTTTTGAAAAATAGAAATAATTCTTGAAAAATGAAAAATGTAAAATCTGTGAGACCATAAAAAAAATTAAGCTCTGGTTATTGAAAAAAGTTTTTCAAATTTGTGACGATAAATTTTATTTTTGAAATATATATTTTAAAAATAAAATAACTTAGGGATTTTTTCTCTTCCTAATTTAGGAAGTAATGGAAGAAAAAAATCCCTTAAAAATCCCTAAAAAATTTGGCTGTGTAAATTGTTATTATTTCACTAGCAATAAAAAAGATTACGAAAAACATTTAATGACATCTAAACATAAAAAAAATGAAATAGGAAGTATTCAGGAAGAAAAGGAAGTCCCAAAATCCCCAATTTATAATTGTGTTTGTGGAAAAACATTTAAAACACATGGTGGCATATGGAAACATAAACAAAAATGTAATTTTATTTTATCTCAAGAAAAAAGCGACACTAATATATCAGTTGAACCGACAGACAAAGATCTTATTATGATGTTAATCAAAGAAAATGGTGAATTAAAAAATATCATGATGGAAGTTATAAAAAATGGAACTCATAATAATAACAACAATACAATAAATAATTCAAATAACAAATCATTTAATTTAAATTTCTTTTTAAATGAAACATGTAAAGATGCAATGAACATTATGGATTTTGTAGATTCTATTAAATTACAACTTTCTGATTTGGAAAATGTTGGAAAAATTGGTTATGTAGAAGGTATCTCTAGTATCATTGTAAAGAACCTAAATTCACTTGATGAAACTAAAAGACCAGTTCATTGTACTGATACAAAGAGAGAAGTAATGTATGTGAAAGATGAGGATAAATGGGAAAAAGAAAATGAAACTAAAAATAAAATTAGAAAGGTAATTAAACATGTAGCACATAAAAATTCAAAGATGTTAAGTGAGTTTAGAATGAAGAACCCAGATTGTCTAAAAAGTACTTCAAAAATGTCAGATAAATATAATAAATTAGTAATGGAAGCCATGGGAGGCAAAGGAGATAATGATTTGGAAAAAGAAGCTAAAATAATTAGAAATATTGCAAAAGAGGTTACTATTGAAAAATAAGTTCTTTAAGTTACTTTGAAGATTTATTATTTAATTTTATCGATTATTTTTTTCCAAGACTTTTTTCCGATTTTCATTTTTGGACATTTATTTTTGTCCATTTTTGAAAAATAGAAATAATTCTTGAAAAATGAAAAAATGAAAATATGTGAGACCATAAAAAAAATTAAGCTCTGGGTACTTAAAAAAGTTTTTTAAAATTGTTACGATAAAATTTTTTATTTTATATATTTTAATTTTAAAAATATTTAGGAACTTTTTCTGGCAGTATATTATACTGACTAATGACTGACAATTTTGAACAAAAAAGTTCAGGAATTTTCCATTGTATAATATGTCATTATTATACATCACGAAAAAGTCAATATGATAGACATTTATTGACATCTAAACATCAAAATACTGACAAAATACTGACAAATACTGACGCAGAAGGTTCCGAAAGTTCCAAAAATGCATTAATAAATATTTTTAGTTGTAATTGTGGTAAAGAATATAAACATCGTCAGAGTTTATTTAACCATAAAAAGAAATGTCAACAAAAAAAAGAAAATAAAGAATTAATTTATGAAATACCACAAATAACACCACAATTAATTATGAGTGTTTTACAAGAAAATAAAGAATTAAAAGAAATGTTAATAGAACAACATAAACAAAATAATGAATTACAAAATAAAGTTTTGGAATTTTGTAAAAATGGAACTCATAATAATAACAACAATACAATAAATAATTCAAATAACAAATCTTTTAATTTAAATTTCTTTTTAAATGAAACCTGTAAAGATGCTATGAATATAATGGATTTTGTTGATTCAATAAAATTACAACTTTCGGATTTGGAAAATATTGGAAAAATTGGTTATGTAGAAGGTATTTCAAATATCATTGTTAAAAATTTAAATTTATTAGATGAAACAAAAAGACCTGTTCATTGTACAGACACAAAAAGAGAAGTAATGTATGTAAAAGATCAGGATAAATGGGAAAAAGAAAATGAAGAGAAAAATAAAATTAGAAGGGTAATTAAACATGTCGCACATAAAAATACAAAGATGTTAAGTGAGTTTAGAATGAAGAATCCTGATTGTTTAAAAAGTACTTCAAAAATGTCAGATAAATATAATAAATTAGTAATGGAAGCAATGGGAGGCAAAGGGGATAATGATTTGGAAAAAGAAGATAAAATTATTAAAAATATTGCAAAAGAGGTTACTATTGAGAAATGATTAATTACACCGACCGGAAAGAAAAATGAGACAAAAATATAATAAAGATAATATGTTTAATTTAATATAATGAGGATTAAATTAAGTGATAAATATCAAAATGAAAGAGAAGAAATATGTAATAAAATTATTACCATATTAGAATTAAAAGAAGATAATACTTTTTTATTGTACGAATTAGACGATGATATAGAAAAACAAAATAAAATACTTGAATTAAAAGAAGAAATACAGAAATATTTTGCTTGTTCTACCATATCATCATTTAAACCAAATTTTGATTGTAAGCGTCCTTATTTGAATATTATTAGAAGTATATTAAGGAAACAAAATTACAATTTTATTGGAAATGATTATACAATAAAAATAAATAATATTCCAAAAAAAACTATTAAATATGTTATATTTAGGAATAATTAAATAATTGCGGTAAATTATTTAAAAATAAAATCTTTAGTAAATATATAGAATGGCGAAGAAGAAAAAGAAAGAAACATTCAAAACTTTTAGAAATTTAGAGAAATCTAAATTCAAAACTATCAAAACAACACTCAAAACTGTTTTATTTAATTATAATGATGTTCAACCTCTTATAAATAATTTAGTATTTGAAATAAATGACTTGGTTATTCATACTTATCAATTTATTAGGTTATATATTTTGTATTGTTTTCATAACCATTTAGCATTTCCTGTTTTTGATGATAAATTTACATTTGTAAAATATTGTATCAAAACATTAGGAACGAAATCTAATAGTGGAAGAAAATCAAAAGATACACAACTTTTAGATACTTTACAAGAATTTTATACAAAAGAATACCAACCTTTACTAAATCACACCAAAATAAATTTAGTGAATAAATCACATTTAATAAATATTATAGCAGAGCAAATTCAAGTTTGTATTTCTACAAATATACAAGAACATTTTATTCAACATTTTCTTCGTTTTATCAATAAAACTACAAATGAAATCACAGAAGACAAAAAAGAATTGTTTGAATTTAAGCATAAATTGCTTATGTTAGAAGAAACAAATGAAAAATTTAATGTATGGAAACTTACTCATTTACCTAATATTTTACCAACAAATATTAAAAAATCTATTTACTATGATGTAAAATCAAGGCAATTTGAATATTTGAAAGGATTGTTGTATATGAATTCTGTGTTAGAAATACAAGAAAATAAGTTATTTCAACCTTTACCATTACGAAATAATATTATACCAAAAAATATTAAATTTGATAGTTCTTGTATTGCTGAATTATTTTGTCCTGAAAGTGAAAAGAAAGGCGAAGTTTTGAAAAAGATTACGAATTATCAAAATGTATTATGGAGTAGTTTGTTGAATATGAAACATAGAATATTCAAAAATAAACATTATACTTTTCATAATGAAATAACTACAGATGGTATTAGTTGTTCTTTATTGTTTATTAGGAAAGATTGTAAAGGAGAAGAAAATAAAAACAAACAAATAAATAGCGAAGATTATGATTATATTAGCATTGAAGAATTGGATAATCAACAATTAGAAAATTTGAAATCAAGAAATATAATTGGTTTAGACCCTGGAAAAAGAAGTTTGGTTTATATGATGGATGGAGAAGGCAATAAATTACAATATACAGCACCTCAAAGAAAAAAGGAAAGTATGGTGAAACGAAATCAAAAAATATTACAACGAGAGAAATATCTAAACAAGATAAATGAGTACGAAAATGTATTGTCTTTACAAAATAGCAAATCAGTAAATTACAATAATTTCAAATCTTATTTAGTTGAGAAAGATATGTTAAATAAACAAACAATAGAATTTTACAAAAAGGAAGTATGGAGAAAAATGAAATTTAGGCAATACTCGTATGGTAATAAATCCATAGATACATTTTTGAATAATATAGAAAAAACATTTGGAGAAAATATTTTAATTTGTTATGGAAATTGGAGTAGGACTTCTCAAATGAAACATTTTATGCCTACAATGAATAAAGGATTAAGAAAATTGATACATAAAAGATATGATACAATTACTATCAATGAATGTAATACAAGTAAGAAATGCTGTGATTGTTTCCAAGATTTGAAACATTACAGAAACAAAGAAAATAAAGAGGAATTTCGTCTTTTAGTATGTTCTAACTGCGTGAGTTGCGAAAACAAAAAAATCGTATTTAGAACACGAGATGCAAATTCTTCAATAAATATAATGAATTTGGGAAAATGTTGGATATACAAACAACAAAGACCAAATGAGTTTTGTATTTCGTCTTTCACCATTTCAAATAAAAAAGAAGAAATGGAAAAAGTTAGACCATCAGTTGATTTTACGGAAGGTAATGCTTCCAGCAACCGAAATTTAGGATGAGTTTGTCTCATTTTTCTTTCCGGTCGGTGTAATATATTTATATTACTATAGTGGTTAATTTAAGACCGCATTAGAAGCTAATGGTCCTTCTTCCATAAATTCACCAGTTAGGCTATATCTTTGTGGATAAGTAGGCATATATTCTAAATTTTTAGGTTTATATCTTTTATCAAACATTTTTTCATCTTCATTAAAATCTTTACGCCAAATATTGATACCAAAATCGGCAGATGGTGCCTTTGCGAATTTTTTATCTGGAAACAAATTTGCTTTTGTACCTATATCTGTTGTTAACACAGAATATGTAGGAGTAGTTCCAACAGTCAATTTTCCTGCATCATCATTACCTTCAATATTCTCACTATCTATTTTTTTAGAATTAGTTGGAGGTACATATGGTTGACATCCAGGACAATCAATATCTGCCAAACATTGTTGTCCTGTAATAGAACAACGCGCAGTTGGACCACAAAAATTTTTACAACTATAGCTAGTATTTAATGGCAAATTTACTGTATGATTAGTATTATCAGTAATATTTTTATTAGAAACATCTTTATTAGATGTATCAGTATTTTTGGTTGTATTCATTTTTTCAAAACATTCTACTATGTATTTATTAATAGAAAGATAATGAATTAATTTAAATAATGAAACTAATAATATTAAACTAATAATTATTAAAAATAATTTATATTGCTTTTTTATAAATATCATATATAATTAACTAATATTTTTCTAAATAAACAAATTGAAATTATTTAGAAAAATATAATGCTTAACAATTATTTCTACTAGAAAATTAATACAAATAAATTTTATATCTTTTTAATATAAGTAAATGACAGAATCAAGTGATACTCCAATTATTGATGAGAAAAAACAAGAAAATACTAGTAGCGATTCAAGTAAAGACCCACGTTATGGTAAATTTTTTATGACATTATTAATAATCATTTTTATTTTATTTTATTTTGGGTTATCTAGTTTTGTTTTATATGGTTGTAAAATAGCACAAACCAATATATTACCAACAGATATAAATTGTTTTCCTTATACTGAAGACAACCAACCACATAATGAAAAAAATAAAACAATAATTACAAATATTTTTAAAACATATTCAGAAAATGTACAACAATCAATGAAATTAAATATTCCTTATGATAAATATAACACAAAAATATCTATTTTAAATACATTTCGTGAATATAAAAATAGCCCAGCATCTTATTTTTTACCCAATTATTTTATTTCTATTTTTGAGTCATTATTTTCATCAAATTTTTCTATTTTTAATTATGTATTTAATGGATTAAATCAATTGCCAGAAATTATTATAGTTTTATTAGGCCCAATAATTTTAGGTATTATGATACCATTTATTAGTTTATTTAATTATATATATGTTTTCTTCTATTTATGGTTTTATAATATGTCATGGTTTTTTAAGAATAATATAAATGAAGATCCAAATGGTAAACCAGTATGGCAAGATGTTACTTTTTCAGAAGAAACATTTAGTTATTTATTGTCTATAGGATTAGTAATTGTATTTACAATTTTATTATTTATTGTACCATCTTATATATTTTTTTCTTTTATAAGTATTTGTTTTGTGTTATATATAATATCATCATATAAAGGTAATTTAAATGGAAAATATGTATATATTTATAATATATTTTTTGATATTTTAAATTTTTATAAGGTGACAATAGTTTCTATTTTTAGTTTTTTTGTGATTACTTCCGCATTTGTAAATTTAGGTCGTTATCAAGGTTTTACCGCACTTTTAATATTAGCAATGTTTATTAAATATACTACTTATATTGATACAACAAACCCAGAATATTTGTCTACGCTTGTATCTGATGATCAAGCTGGAAAATTTTTTACTTGTTCAATTCCAAATATTAAAAAAAGTAATAGTTGGTGGAGTTGGTTAAATCCATTGAATTTATTTCATAAAAATCAGAATGGTGGAAATATTGCTAAAAAATTAAAAAATTTATCTTATAAATAATAAAAATAACTTATAAATAATATAAAATAATATAAATATATATTTTATATTATATTTAAATAATGACCAAAAAAGAAAAAATGGCAAAGTATCCCCGTGTTAGTATATGTACACCTACATTTAATAGACGTCCATTTATTCCAATTATAATTAAATGCTTTGAAAATCAAACATATCCACGAGATAAAATGGAATGGATAATTGTTGATGATGGTACAGATAAAATTGAAGATTTAGTAACTCATATTCCTCAAGTAAAATATTTTAGATATGAAGAAAAGTTAACGTTAGGAAAAAAAAGAAATATAACTAATGAAAAAGCTACAGGAGATATCATTATTTATATGGATGATGATGATTATTATCCTCCCGAAAGAGTTAGTCATGCTATAAATATTCTTAGAACAAATCCAAAAGCCTTATGCGCTGGTTCTAGTACTATGTTTATGTATTATAAACATATTAATAAAATGTTACAATTTGGTCCTTATGGTCCCAATCATGCCACTGCTGCTACCTTTGCTTTTAGAAAAGAATTATTACTGGAAACAAAATTTGATGAAAATGCGACTGTTGCCGAAGAAAGAATTTTTTTAAAAGATTATAAGATTCCATTTGCTCAGCTAGACCCAACAAAAACTATTTTGGTTTTTTCGCATAACCATAATTCATTTGATAAAAAAGAGTTATTGAAACAATTGCCAAATCCATATGTTCATGAGACAAATGTATTGCCAAATGATATTGTAAAGGAATCAGATGTTTATCAGTTTTTTATGAAAGATATTGATCAATTATTAGATGATTATACACCAGGATTACCACAAAACAAACCTGATGTAACCAAACAAATATCAGAAATACAAGAAACTAGAGAAAAAATGATTCAAGAACAGATGAAACAACAACAAGAATATCAAGATTTAATAAATAATTTAACATTGACAAATCCACAAATGGCACAAAATAAGATAGACCAATTAACATTTATGGTTCAAGAGTTAACAACTGAAAATAACCAATTAAAAAACAAGACAAAATATTTGGAAGATAAATTAAGACAATTAATAACAGAACAAATACAATTTAAAAAGAATATAACACATAACTAATTTAGATTCTAAATATAATTAAATATATAAATTTACTTAAAAAGATATTATTTATTATATTATTAATAAAATGGGTTACGACGAAATTCCAAATGAATCAGAAGAAAATTATTATAGTTCATATGATACAGAAATGTTAAATTTAAAAAAACAAGATCGTGGTTTTAATAGGATTTATAGATCTGTAAAATATCAAAGTGATGGAAAGAATATTCGAAAGAAAATTGATTTGTATACTACTGGAGGTACTGGTTCAAATATCAGAGATGCTGAAACAGGAGCATATTATAATGAAATAGTTGGAAGTAAACATGAAGATTTATATTTTAAAGTTTCACTCGCAACAGGAGAATGCACCAGTCTAAATGGATCAAATACATTATTTTATTTATCACCACAGAATTATGAAAGGCACTTATTTGTTGAGCTTGATAATGATACAAAGATTAGTTGGGAAAATAAGAAAAATGAATTATTACTTGAAATGAAAAAAAATGTAAAGAAAAATAAAAATGTAGTTGTTAATTAAATATAATAATTATTTTATGAGTGTGTATTTATTTTTATTATTATTAATAAAAATAAAATTGTAAAACTTATTCATAATCTGCCTCTTCTTCAAATTCATCACAAATATCAATTTCTTTATCAATAGTACCAATTGCGTTTTCTTTTGTATATTTTTCTAAATATCTATAAATTCTATTAATATCGAGTTTAGTTATTTCATAATTTTCAAATAGAGTAATAATTTCATTATCATTATATTTATTTTTTAAATCAGTAAAATAACCAAACAAATCTTTCTTATCCATATTCAGTTTTTGACAAAATTTTTGAATAAATAAGGAATTATTATATTCAGTAGAATATTTTGTTAATACTTTTGTAAATCTGATTTCGTTATGATTATTTTTTTTTTCATTATTAAAATAATCGTGATACAATTTATTATTTTTAAAAGTTTTAATTAATGAGCTCATTTCATTAAATTGCCATATTTGTTTTTGAAAGGTTGTTCTATCAATATAATCCGCAAAACAAATATTGTCAAGTTGGTTAATATAAAAAGGTATGGATTTTTTTTTATCATATTTATCAATAACATCAATAATATTTTCATGCCATAATAATCCTACACTAGTTCTATCAGTTTCATTCATAATATTAACATGTTCATTAATATTATAGCAATTATTAATAAGCTTGGTTGTTATTTTTTTTGTATCATCATTATATGACTTAATTTGAAAAATATTATCAATAATTGTATTGTTTAAAATTTCAGGTTTATTTTTATAAATATTATAAATACTATTTAGTTTTCTTAAATCTCCTTGAACAAAAGTGTTGATTTTGTTTTTAATTGTTGTATCTGTATGACAAAAAATAGGTTGTATAATTTGATCAATTTGTAAATTAGTTGGTGTTTTAAGTTCAACTATATTACAAACCTTCATTAGTTCTTTTATTTTTTTATCAACACGATAATTACCAATACAAATAATTGGGTTTATAGTAACCTCTTCTAATTTTTGTTTTTTTGTTTTTTTAGGACGAATCAGTTTAATTAATGTATTAATTCCACCTTTATCTCCATTATTCATACCATCTATTTCATCCATTATAATAGCAATTTTTTTAACCTTTTTATTGAATAAACTCATAATATTTTTATCGGACATATTATGTTTTGTAATATCTTCAATAACTGATGTATTTCTAATATCTCCAGCGTCATAATTAATAATATCATAATTCATATCCTTTAAAATATTTGTAACAAACGTTGTTTTACCTGTTCCAGGTTCTCCATAAACATATATACCTTTTTTAAAAGACAAATTATTTTTATTTTCTTCAAATGATTTTAAAATATCTTTAATCATTTTTTCTTTATCATTTCTATTTAAAATTGTATTGATATCTAATTCTTCCATTTTATATATTTAACAAAAATCTTTTTATGTTGATTTTTATTTAATCCAAGTTATAAAAATATAGGTATTATTTTTGACAAGGATTTTGTACACCATATGTTATTCCATCCCAAGAAATTTTACATTTTTTAGCCCAATTATATTTGTTACAATTGCCATTATTTCCTGTAAAAGCAGAACCATTGAAATTCATAACTTGATGTTTTTCTCCAGATTTTGGTTTACAAACTCCTAAATCTTTTACATTAGTACATGTACTATTATTGCCTGAACCATCTATTACCCAATAATCAGGACAACTTGGTAAAATAGGAGGCCATGTTTCTTTAGATTTAGAATAATGAAGTGTCATACCAATAAATACTAAAGCAAGAATTAAAATTATTACAGCTGAAAATAAAATCGTTTTTTGAAAACCTTCCATTTGTATATAAAATAAATATATATAATTTTTTCTATTAGTCTATTATAAATGAATAAAGTTAATAATGGACGTATAGATATTCAAAGCCCCAATACTTCATCTTTGTTTGAGTTATATGATAAAATACCTGCTAATCAATGTGTAACATTTAGGAATCCAACTGATGGGTTATGGACAGATACTCAGTTATCTCAAGCATTTTTTTCTAAAGAAAATATTTTAATATTACAAAATGGAATAAGAGCAGGAGTTTATCATAAATCAAATGGTCAATATACAATTGGTCAACAAGATTGTGATTCATTGAAAATTATTATGCGCAGTGTATATTTACAGCATTCTGCGAATCAACCAAATAATATTACTCAACAAGTAACAGAATTAAACAAAATAGTATTGAATTATTGTATTCAACAAGTTTATAGTGAGGCACAAGGTTACATGAAATATATTGATGATGCCAGTACTTTAGTTGTACCTATTGCTCATCCTGTTATGGCTGATAATACGGATAGAGAATTAGAATTTAAAACATGGTTCTAAATAAAAATATATTTTAGAGTGGAAAAAGAAAAATGATACAAAAATATAATATACGGATTAGATTTATTTTGTTTCTCTCTTTACTCTAATTTCATTTAAAAAAAATGAAATTAAATATTTGTTTTGCTATATTTTTTATAAAAGTATATATTACTCTTCAATAACTAGATGTTTTTGACTATTCTTAGAAGATTTTTTAACAATAGGCGTACCTTTAGAGACAACCTTCTTTTTATTTGATTTCACTTCTTCGCCATCCATCAGTCTTTGTCTTGACTCTTTATACTCTAAATATTGTTCCAATAAATTATCTAATTCAGAAGTCCACATATGATTTATAGATGTGCCTTTAATAGTTTCTAATTCGTGTTCTTTATTACCTTTATCATTTAGCAATTTTTCAACATTTTCTTCAGTAACTGAATCCATTGGCATTTTAGTTAAATATTTATATTCATTATCCTCATCAATAATATCGTAACCTTTTGATAGTAGCATTTCAATCACTTGTTCCTTCTTCTTTTTTCTCAAATCAATAGTGCCATCCAAATTTTCTTTAATATATTTTGCCTTATTCGATAATAATACGAGTTCTCTCTCAATCGCTCTTATCATATAATCTTTTCTAGTTTGATATAATTGTAATCTTACAATATAATAAGCATCAATAATATCAGATATTTTATCATATTTTTGAAGTATGTCATCCGCATCGAATAAATGCATATTTGTTGTGCTATTTGTAGTATATAACTTCAATATTTTTTCAAGACCATTACAATTATAGTCGCCTTTATTAGATTCCAATTCTTCTAATTTGCCTTTTGCAAATGTAATTGTAAAATCAACATTAGTATCTTTGCTCATATCATCATAATCTTTAACAATAGGCGTAATTTTTTTACCTTCTTTATCTTGTCCAGGGTCAATTAAATTTTCTAATAGCTCTTTAAAGTCTTCTGTCCAATAACCAACAGGCAACTCGGTAACTCTAATTTTATCTGGACCAACTTTTTCATATAATCCCCTAACTAAGAATTTATCATCACTAATTTTGGTTATTTGTCCTTTAAACCCATCATAATATGGAATAAAATCAATACTTTCTTCTTTAAATGATAATTTATTCTTTAAATATTGAATAATTTTAATAGGATCATAACACATAATATCAGTGCTGAAACCAGTTCCAATACCTTTTGAACCATTTACTAAAACCATTGGAATAATAGGCGCATAAAATATTGGTTCAACTAGTAGTCCATCGTCATTCAAATACTCTAAAATATGATCATCTGGTTGCGGGAATATTGTTCTAGTAATTTTATTAAGTTGAGTAAATATATATCTTTCAGAAGCACTATCATCACCCCCTTTAAGGCGGCTATTATGTGTTATAGTAAAATCGCCTAATAGAAATCTTTCATTATTATCTATACTCCACCCATAAAATTCACCTTTTCCAATAGGAATTACTTCAAATGAAGAGTAATGTATAGATGCTTTTGTATATTTTCCTGTTTTTATAATTTGTTTTCTAGGTATTCTTGTAGGTATTCTATCTAAGTCTTCTCCAAATATTCTTAGAGATTTCATTGTCATATTTTCACCTTTTTTTGTTAATTTATCTCTTCTGCAATAACTTATTGAAGTAGCAAATCCTAAGCTTTGAGAAATAATATTTAAACTATCTATTAAATCGCCATGTAATCTATCAGACTGACTTATTTCAAATGATGGCGCAGTTGTATTATTTTGTTTTAAACACCCATCAGTATCTATAAATCCTGCGAGTAATTGTAATCTATTATTTTCATCATTATATATATATTCTGATGGAATAAATTTATTTTTATAAAGATTATTTTTTTTTAATATTTCTTTAAATGGGTTTAAATCTGTTCTATTTTGTCCATTAATTGTTTTACTATGATTAATTTTTTCAGGTGATTTTTGAAATACCCAGTTGCAAGATGGATGTAATCTTCTCGATTGACAACACGCTATACAACTATTAGAAGTATTATTTATATCTCCAATTGAACTAACAATGCCGCTATTTTTTCTTCTAATTCCATAATGATAACAATCTTCACGACCACTATTTGGTTGATGTGTAATTTCAGCATTAATAGTATCAGCCCAAATAGCAAATGCTTTAACTATTTCATCATCTATTGTAGTAAATCCGTTACCACCATGATCGCCATCGCCTAACCATGCACCAAATATATATGGGTCTATTGGTAAATCTTTTTTTTCCCAATTTATGTTATTTAAATTATTTATCATATGTAAACCTCTTCTGTAAAATTTAGAAATTTTTAGATAATTAATTAATTTAATATCTATAATTTTTTCTGAACCAAATTGTTGAATTAATTTATTTCTAGATAATACCATTTTTTCATATGCTTCATTTTTTGATAATTTACAACTATTAAAATGATTTGATTTTTTACTATCTAAAGTTAAAGTTGATATTGTTTTTATTTTTTCATCATTTTTATCATAGTAAATCATATACCATGATTGATTTGATTCTTTCCAAAATATTTTTAAATTATTTTCAAATTGTAATGTTAATATATGTTGACTATTTACTGTAAATGATTTACCATTACTTAAATTTATCTTATACATATCATCTATACCATTTGTTAATTTTAACACAATTCTTTTATTTCCATCATCGCCAACCAAAATATCACCAACCAAAATATCTTTAGCATTTTTAATATTCCCATTCCACAATAATATTGGTGTATCAGGAGATAAACAACCAAATTGTCCATGTGGTTCTAACAAATTAATATTATTAGAACCGACAAAATTTTGCGCCATTCCAACAATTGCTGCATTTAAACTAGCTTCACCATGATGATATCCTGAATGTTCTGAAACATAACCGCTAAACTGAGCTACTTTTATTTCGGTTACTAAATTTTTCTTAAAAGCCGAGAATAATATTTTACGCAATGATATTTTAAGTCCATCCATCAAATTAGGAATACTTCTATCGCAATCATATTTTGAAAAGTGAATTAATTCTTTATTAATAAAATCTTCATATGAAATATTCATTTTTTTAGTATCTATATAAGAATCTCTATCATAGCACTTTAACCAATCTTTACGATCATCTGCTCTTTTTTTATTAAATACCATATCAATTGTATCATTGCTTTTTTCTGAAAATTCAAAACCAATCATTTTTTTATTTTCAAAATATTCCTTAAATTCCTTACCTGTACTTGTACCTAAACCTTTATAATATTTTATCTTCCAACCCTTAACATCATTTTCTCCTTTCCATTCTTCATATTCTCCATCATTATAAAAGTTTAATTCTGTATTACCTTTTTTTGCTTTCAAGATAGGAGTATTCATAAAACCAATAAATCCTGGAATTTCGGCAAGAGTTGGCCATTCAGATTGGAATAAATTAATACCTAATCCTTTAATATGACTTCCGTCCAAATCTTGGTCGACCATAAACAACACCTTACCATATCTCAAGCAAATATTTATATCTTCTTGCGAATAATTTTTGCCAGTTTCCAATCCTAATATTTTCTTGATTTCTGCAATCTCTTTATTTTCTGAAATCTTTTTAACAGATTCGCCTCTTACGTTAAGCAGTTTGCCTTTTAAAGGATATACACCTATACTATTGCGGTCTTCAGAAGACAACCCAGAAATAATTCCTGACTTTGCTGAATCACCTTCGCAAAATATGATAACACAATCTTTTGATTTATCAGTTCCAGCCCAATTGGCGTCTGTTAATTTTGGAATACCTCGAATACTTTTACTTTTGATACCATCCGTTTTTTTAGCTGCTTTATTTTCTTTTACTTCGGTTAATTGAATGGCTGCTTCCATTACACCCATTTTAGCTACCTTTTCAATAAATTTATCAGTAACATCACATTTTGAACCAAATTTAGAAGAAGGTGTATTCATATAATCTTTTGTTTGACTATCAAACGCAGGATTTTCAACATCACATCTTAAAAACAGAATTAGTTGTTCTTTAATACTATTTGGGTTTACTCTGACTTTCTTTTTCTTTTCAATTAAATCGCAAATTTTTCTGGTAATTTGATTTAAAATATATTCAACGTGTTTGCCTCCTTTTGCGGTATGAATTCCATTAACAAATGAAACCTGAGTAAATTCATTGGTTGGTGTTAACGCAACCGCATATTCCCATCTCCCTCCCGGGCCAGAGTCTTCATAAACACGAGGAGAAACATTTTTATCACCAATATACAAATCAATATATTGTTGAAAATTTTTAATAGGAACTAAATTAGAATTATATCTAACTTTTAAATTTTTATCTGTTACCGCAGCAACATCATAAACACGTTTTCTAAGAAGTGCAATTATATCAGGAGTTAAACCAGCAATTCCAAGACGAGCATAATCTGGTTTAAATGTAATTTTTGTATAGGGTTTATTTTTACATTTAATAATAGATGGCTTACATATTTCGTCTAAATTGTTTTTGAATTCTTGACTATATTTAAGACCGCGAATATGGTCAATGGTTTCAATTGAGCCATATGTAGACCATATTAATACAAGTTTAAATCCAAAACCATTTTTACCACCAACAATTTTTTTTTCTGATTTGTCATAATTAGTAGATGTTCTTAGATGACCAAATATTAATTCAGGAATCCATATTTTATGCTCTGGATGTTCAGCTACGTCAATACCATTACCATCATTTAACATGATAATTGTACCATCTTCTTCAATTGAGATATCAATATTTGTAACAGGAATACAATTTTCTTGACCATTAGAAATAGCTTGTTGCATACGCACAACATGATCACGACAATTAACAATACCTTCATCAAATAATTTAAATAATCCAGGAATAAATTCAATATGTTTTTCAATAATTTTATCATTTGTTTCATTTAAAATCCATTGAACAGATTCTATTTTTTCAACAGACCCAATATACGTATCTGGATTATCCAGAATATGTTGTTTATCAGTCTTTTGTTGATATTTATTAGCGAGATTTACGTCAGTGGCGTTCATTGTGTATTATTATATATTTCATAATTCCTTTTAAATAATTTCAATTTTATTTAAATTTATAAATATATTAAAATATTAGTATACAATAGTATAAATGTCAAAATCTAGCAGCAGATTTAGACCAGGTGGAAATTTTAATACTTTAAAAATGATTCATTATGTAGCACAATTAAATAATAGATATCCTAATGGAGAATATTCTAATTGTAATATAACATGTAGACCTGAAATTATTAATAAAAGATTTCCAGGTTCAGACGCAGCATCATTTAGAATTTCAAATAATATGAGAGTGTCACAACTTGTAAAAACTAGTTTAGGAGGTTCAACACAATATGGTAATTTTTATTTAGGACAACCATTGCAATTAAATTATCTAGGTAACCCACAAGGTATACCTGGAGGAAGTGGAATGCCTCCAAAAAACACATTTTAATGCGTTTCCATTTTTAATTATAATTAAGAAATTATTTTTTTCTCTCTTAAAATTATAATGACAAAATATTCTAGAACGTCAACTGGAAAATATTCCGTAAGTGGCAAAACATATGAAATGTTGATTGGTACCCGGGCTCAAGTATGGCATGGTACTGCTTATAAGACAACAGGTGGTCTTACCAAGAATGATATAATGAAAAATAAATCAGGAAGAATTGTATCCAAATCCAAACATAATAGTGCCAAAAGAGAAAAACGATTGGTTAAGGCTGGTTATTTGACCAAGAAAGGACATTTTGGATTTATTAAGAACGGAAAATCAATGCGAAAAAGTCGTGGACGCAAAGGTAGTCGCAAAATGAGAGGTGGTATGATGATGCCTTTAACTCCTGCAAAATTAGATGTAATGAAAAATCTAAATGAACCTGTAAAAATGAAAGGAGGTATGATGCCTTTGAACCCTTCAAATTTTGATGGAAAAGGTGTAGGAACAAGCGGTGTGAATCTACAATTTGTCGCTGGTAATGCTTCTAGTTAAATAATTTTGAGTATATACTTATATTATTTATAATAATATTGATTATAAATAATGTGAAATGAGAAAAGGTCTAAAAAAGTATAGCAAATTTATCTTCTTCTAGTTCTTTTGCTTCTTTTAGTTTTTATGCCTCGTCTGCTGTTTCTTCTTTTACTTTTTTTACCTTGTCTGCCACCAGTAAGTCGTCTCCTAGCCTTTGCTTGTCTATTTTCATAAAAATCTCGTATATAATTAAATATAAGAGTTCTAGATTCAGCGGGTTCAACACGGCCTTGTGGATCAGCATCATGAAGTATTTCATGATGTTCTTCAAGTTCTTCTGGATAATTTTCTACACGATTTTCTATAAATAAATTCTGATAATCAAGATCTAATTGACGATTAGTTAAATCTTCTAAATTTGATTTGTAATATATTTTTTCCATTATATAATATATATATTTATTTTAATTAAGAAATATTATTTTCTATCCATGTTGTTTCAATAAAATTTTCATAAACAATAAATTTTGACAATTTAAAATTTAAATATTTTTTAAAATATCGTTTGCTTACAATTGATTTTTGTGAATGAATGTTACAATATTTATAATAATAATTATATACATCATCAAATGAAATGAGAGCCATTGTGTGATCATTTTTGATTTGTGTTTTAATAAAATCGAGCGATTTGTTTATTTCATTATTTTTATCCCATAAAATACAAGTTACATTTAGTACATATTTATCCTCTATTATTTCTATATCAGGAAAAAAATGTTTCAAAATTTTTAATACATTTTCTTCTGAAATATTTCCACTACTAAATAATGGATTTGTAGTTGTTTTTGACCAAACTTTAAAAAGATAACATATTTCGTCTATTTCTAATTCATGTCCAATATCATTTGATTCTAATTTTATAATGGTTCCTTCCCAAAAACGAATAAAATCACTTTGAATAGGTAAATACTTACTTGTTATTCCAATAAAGGAATCTGTTTGTTCATTATAATTATATAAATCTTTAAGTATATTCTTCAATGAATTGGAATAAATAATGTTTGGCAAATTAGTCGAAGAGAGAAATTGCTTCCAAAGAAAATGTAGATTTTTCCATTCAATTTGAACATCATTTGAAACGTCAATTATATATTTATTACAAAATTCTGTAACAATTATGGATGGATTTGAATTTTTAAGATAATATACATAATTAATTAAATCTTCATCTGATTTATTTTCAATAAATTTATCAGAATCTTCGTATCTTTTAGAATAATGAACAGCAACACAAAGCAAATCTAAACCTATTTTTTTTAGAATTTCTCTCCAAACATTATTTGAAAAACTCTCATTCATTTTTATTAAACGACAATTTTCATAATAATGATTTTCATGATATTTTGTCATAAAATTATGGGTAGCATTACTAACACCAATAGACCCAAACGCAATATTATCAAGTTCTGATAATATTTTTTTCATTTGTTGGTTAACTAAAAATATCAAATTTTGATTTTTTTTTAATATATTGTCTCCAATAATTGTTAAAAAATATTTTGCACTATTTTTGCTTGTAAAAACAGAAGGATATAAAACATTTAATATATTTTGAATTGTATCTGTTTCTGGAATACAAGTAAATAACGAACGTTCTCTAATTTGTTTAATAATATTAAATTTGGTTTTATGTTTCCATTGTAAAAGTACTCTATCTTTGGAAATACTAGATAATAGTTTATGAATAATATCATCTTCTTTTACAATTAAAAAAGTTGTACCATTATATTCATAAAAAAAATTATTGTTTGATAAATAAAAATACTGATTCTTGCTCAAGAAAACTTGAATAAACACTTGTTGCTCATTTGATAAATAATTATTGCGAATTATACGTTCTTCATTTATTTTAGACTCATTTGTTAATGTGGTTGATAAATATTTAACAATATGATTATGTATTCGTTCTAACATATAATCATTGTCTTGATATTTTTCAAATAATTCATTTATAGTTGCAAAACATTTTGTTTTAAATTCTTCTGTATTTACAGACATTTAAAGTATATAAGAATTAATCTTTAAATAACTTTATAATCATGTTTTTATATACTTTGGAGGTATACATTTCAATATATATTTATTAATTAAATAACGCTCATTTATGTCATAATAATTATTGTAAAATAATAATGTTTTTTGTTTTAAATCAAAATTCATTTTTTTTATTACACCTCTGTGTAATCCAAATATTTTAATATTATTATTGTTTTTTACATAGTCTAAAGTATTTTTAATTTTATTATTATTTACTATTGGTTTTGAATCAAAAATAGTATAAAAATTTATTTCCTTTAACAAATAATTTTGGATTTTATTTGTAAAAATTAAATAAGTTGAATATAAATAAAATTCTGTATATAATAGTTTACTTTTGATAAAGAAATTATAAAAACTATCATTTTCTTTTTCAGTAATATATGTAATCATTTCTAACACATCAGTCTTACACAATAAATATGGCGTCATAGAGTTTAATGTAATAATATGAGGATTATTTATGTAGTCAAATGGACAACTAATACCATAATAATCTAAACAATTATAGTATGTTTCAATCAAAACATCCCTTTTGTTTGTAAACAATATTGGTTTATCATTTTCAAAAAAATCACTATGTGTAATATTTCTAATAAAATGATTTTTTCCATCCAGTATTAAAAAATATTTGGTTTCTACAATATTTGCTACTAAAAGTTTTAATATTTGTTGATTACGCCAATTTGATTGGGCTTCATTAGTAAAAGATTTGTCAATATCTTTATTATAAAATAAATGAACTTTTTTTCTTACATTTTCAGGATAAAAAATTATTAAATCTTTGATATCATATTCTCCTATATCATTGTATATTATATATATGTTGTTTATTAAATCATAATCAACATATTTCATAGAAATAGCTTGTAGTTTTATTAACCCAAGTTCTATTTCATCTTTATAAATTATTGTTACAAAATCCATATATGTATATATAATTTATTTATTTAAAAATTAATTACTTAAATACTTTAATGAATCCGAAATTAATATAAATATAAATTACTATTTATATTTATGAATATATTACCTGAAAATAATAATAATATAAATATTAAATTGTTTATTTTAGATCCACTTTCTGTTATAATTAAATTAGCTATTATTAGCAATAAACCAATTGGTACAAAAATATTAATACAAAATAATATAATATATTTTCAAGAACCAGGGCTTTTTCAAGCTGTTTGTCGTTATATGTTAAATACAAATAAAACTGATTTACAATATATGTATAATCCCATACAATTATCATGCCAACATTTTTTATCAGAAGCCTTTATTAAAGAGACTCCAAGAATTCAAAATTTATTTAAATGTGCACAAACAGGTATTGAAAAACTAAAAGAAACATATAAAAATTGTTCTATGATTTGTTTGTGTTTGAATTATTATAACACTATAATCAATAATTATGTAGAACAAATTTATAATGAAACCATTTTTTGCAAAGATAGTATGACAAGTTTATATATTAGTGAAATAATTGATAAATTAAATTCTCAATGGACGCAAGAAAAAATAAAGGTAATTTTGGATTTAATTAGTTTTTTAATTAATGACAAAATGGCATCTAATAATGTAAAATCACTTGAAAATATTATGAATAATATTGATTTGGAAACACAAGAAATAATAAATAATATTTAGTTAAAAATTTATAGTTTAATTATTTAATTGTAAAATATTTAAATTCATAAGTATTTAAAGATTATATTTAAAAAATAGTATAATGTCTACTTTTACTGATAAATCGAAAAATCAAACGCATTGTGCAACAGAAGGAAATGTGTTAACAATTAAAACTGTACAAATTGCCCCATTTCGTACTTTAATGACTGCTCTAAAAGACATTTTATTAGAAACAAATATTACTTTTGAACCAGATGGTATTCGTATTATTAATATGGATAAATCACATACTATTTTGGCTCATCTTTACTTAGCAGCACAAAACTTTGAATATTATGAATGTAAAAAAGAGAAAATTATTATTGGTGTTAATATGTTTCATTTGTTTAAGCTAATTAATTCTATTGATAATGATGACACATTAACTATTTATATTGAAAATGGGGATTATTTTGATGGCATTGTTTCACATTTGGCTCTAAAATTTGAAAATGGTGAAATTAAACAATGTAAGACTCAAAAACTTAGACTTATTGAGCCTGAACCTGAAGAATTGGAGTATCCTGATGTAAAATTTTCATCTATTATTAATTTACCTTCAGCTGATTTTCAAAAAATTATCCGTGATTTGTCGTGTATTTCAGATAAATTGGAAATTAAATCCGTTGGAAATGAACTTATTTTTAAATGCTCTGGTCAATTTGCTTCTGCTGAAATTCATCGTACTGAATCAGATGGAAGTATGGGATTTGCTTTAAAACCAGATTCTTCTAAAATCATTCAAGGAGAATTCTCTCTAAAGAACCTTGGTTACTTTATTAAATGTACAAATCTTTGCTCTCAAATTGAAGTCTACTTGGAAAATGATTTGCCTTTGGTTGTAAAGTATAATGTTGCTAGTCTTGGGGAAATAAAGCTATGCTTAAGCGCTCTTCCCTCATCATAAAAATATAAATTTATATATATAATAATTTAAATGTAAAAATATTTAAATTATTATTAATAGATGGAATTTATTGAATCTAATAAAGGTAAACCTAAAGAAGAATTATTGGCTGAAGATATTAGTAAACGACCTCCATCATGCGGATTAATTATAATTGATAATTTTTATAATAATCCGATGGAAACAAGAAATTTTATACTAACTCAAGAATTTAAAGTACGTGGTAATTATCCTGGTCAACGAACTCATTCTTTTGCGAATCAACATTTAAAAGACGTTATTCAAAAATATATATTGCCTTTTGGCGGAAAAATAATTGATTTTCTAATGCCAGATGAAACCAATAAAGAGGATAATATTTATAATGGCGCGTTTCAATATACTACTAGTAGAGACCGCTCCTGGGTACATGTAGATGGTTTTAATAATTGGGCTGGTGTTTTATATATGACACCAGATCCGCCTGTAAGTTCCGGTACAGGTTTTTATAGATACAAAGACGGAAACACATGTGAGACAGATTTACAAATAATGGATAATAAAGTGGATTTAGATAATTTTTCTCAGGATATGACAAAATGGGAGCTAGTTGATAGAGTAGGAAATGTATTTAATCGGCTTATTTTATTTAATTCAAAAAGGTATCATATGTCGTTGGATTATTTTGGGAACTCAAAGGAAAATGGCAGATTATTTCAAGTCTTTTTCTTTTCAACAGAGAGATAATATAATACTTTTTACATTATATAAAATATTTAAATCTATATTCTCTATCAGCATTATAATTTTTTCTTATTATTATACAATTTCTTGAAAATGTTATGCTTTCTATATATTCATAATGTAATATTTTTTTAGATAATAGTTGTTTATTTGTATTACTTATAAATTCTCGATTTATAATATCTATACTTTCTTTAAATATTTCAATAATTGATTTGGGATGTTTATAACCATATTCTGTTTTATAACTATAACACTCTCCTTTTTTCCAGTACGATGTTTCAATATCTTCTATTATATAAATTCCTCCTTCTACTAATATGGGAAACAATATATTAAACGTTTGTAATTGATGTTCAGGTATATGTGATCCATCATCATTTATAAAAAATATATTATTATTTATTAATGACAATTTTAAATTATTTAAATCATCAATATTACTTTGATCCGCCTTTAATATTGTGTATTTATTATTATTTGTTTTTTCTTCTTGAATGTCTATGCCATAAATATGAGCATTTTTAAATAAATTTAACCACATAGGTAATGATACTCCACTTCCTATTCCTATTTCAACAATACTACCATTTGAATTATAAAATGGTTTTAAAAAGGTTTCATAAATTTTATGATATTCGTGATGTGTAACCTTATCAGTATTACTTAATGTACCATATTGTAACATTAAATTATTTATATTATCTTCACATTCAATTGTATTCGTATTATATATTGTATTAATATTTTTGTTAAGTTTTACTATATTAGTAATTATATTAATATCAAAAAAATCGTCATAATTAATTATTTTAAGGTTTGGATATTTTTGAATATATTCATTGTCCAATTCATAACTTGTTTCTGATAATATAGTATAACCACTTTCTAGTAATCTATCACAACGTATATGTTCAAAAATATTACTACATTCATCTGGTCCTGGTATAGGATTAGTATTAATTTGGCCATGTATATTCAAAATAATTTTACATTTTGATAATTCAATATCTCTATCATCATCATAACCAGCAATAATATTTACCTTAAACCCATTATTTTTTAAAAAATCAACTATCTTTCTTCTTCGCGGTAGGCTAATAATATTTTGTTGTTCAATTGGCAAACTTTTCCAATCATAAATAAATCCAAAATCATATATTTGGTTATTGTTATTTTCATTCATAAAGTTTATTAATTTATTACGTTCAATAGATTGAATATTATATGATAAATATTCACAATTAGTAATATTATATTGATTTAATATTTTTATATTTGATTTGCTGTAGTCATAAATTTTTAAATGCGGATATTTGTTGTGAATATCTAATATACTATTTAAACGCCAAGGTAAATTTAATGGTTCCGTTTGCAATATACTAACTTCACAATTATTATTCAAATTTTGTAAAATAGCTTCATTGGTTACTTTATGTATAAATGTAAATTTGGTTGGATTTGAATTAATAATTTCATTTACATTATTAGTAATAATGATTTCATATTCATTATCATTATAATTTTTTTGATTGTATAAAAATTGAGATATAGTCTCAATAGTAAAATTTTGATAATAAAAAACCCATTTGCAGGTTTTATTTTTATTTACAAAAAATATATCACACCATTCTTTAGCACGATTTTGCCAACTACATGATAGCGCATATTCCTTTCCTTTTTTCTTAAATTCTGTTTTTTGTTTAATAGATAAATTTAATAGAGAATCTAGTTCATTTCCTTCTGAAATTTGGATTCCATAATCTCCAAGTGTATTCACTAGTCCAGCAACTGGATAGTACAAACAAATTACTTCTGATGCCAATAATTCGAGAGAAGTAATACAAGATGTTTCTTGGAAATAACTTGGATATAACCAATATTCTGCTGACGACATTAATTTATAAAGTTCTTTTCTATTTAATTTACCTACATGTTTAACAGATGAATTCATTTTAATAAACTCTAAAATTCTATTATCTTCATCCGTTTGCGGAAAATTATTGTATGAAGAAATAAATAATTCGGCATCTGGTAAATTTTCCAAAATACTAGGCCATAATTGGATTAATTTTGACAATCCTCTTTCACTACAAGATGTATAAACAAATCTATTGGAGATTTTTCTCTCTCTTGTGGTAAACAAATCCACATTAATTCCATTGTTAATTACATTTATTTTTTCTTTTAATTGTGGAAATGAAGAGAGAAATAATTGCTTATGCCATTCTGTTTGACAAATACAACCAGTAATTTTTGATGACCATTTTGTTAAAATATTTTCTACTGATATATTTGCACCATAATTAAATAATGTTATATCATGTCCCCAAATAAATGTTTGGTAAGCGGAAAAATTTTTATAAAGCTCATAAAAATTTAAATATCTGGAAACAATTATAGTATGAAACGCATTATTTTTTATTAACTCTTTTAAATTATTACTATTTACATATGTAATATTATCCATTTTTTCTTCTTCAATATTTCCAGCTACGTATATTTTATAATTTTTAGGAAACACTTTTGTTAAACATGTGATAGCCGTTTCAGAACCTCCTAAGGCATTATTAATACTATATGTATAATTCCATTTAAAAGGAGAATACCCAGTATAAAATAATATTTTATTACTTTTTTGACATTCATCTTGTGAAAAGCTAGGTTCTGAAATATTTGGCAATTGAATACCATATTTTTCATAAATATTCATAAATTCGTGATCATAAATTGGGTAATTAATAGAAATTAAAAAATTAATATATTCTTTAAATAATTGTAAAAATCCTGTGTCATTTTTAAATATAGTATATTCAATAAAAAATTGTAAATTAAACAACATATTACCTATAAAAAATTTACTTCTCTCTATATGTTTCTTTGTAAAAATTATTTTATACATTTGTAATACTATATCATAATCTTTTACCTTGTCAGCAACTATAATCATATAATATGGTAAATACAAATTTGCTTTGCCTACATCTAAAAACAACTTATTATTTAGTCCTTCTATTAAAAATCTTTCATTATAAAATGATTTTACAATATTATAATAATTGTAAGCAACTTCATTTAAATCATTACAACAATAATAAGAAACTAATTCATATAAACATTCAACTCTCTCTTTATCGTAAGCAAAACTTTTAACAAGGTAAAACATTCCAGTTTCTTGTTGTTTTAAAGAATTATAACAATTATATAATCGTAAACATGATACATATTTTTCTTGTTCCCAATTATTATTATTAAGTGTAATTTTATACCATTTTATAGCTTCTTCCCATTTTCCAGAATCATAATAACTATTACCACAATAAAAACCATATCTATTATAAAGCTCATCATTATTTATAATAGCTTCTTCATAGGCTTTTTCCAGTATTAAAGCATCTTTTAGATATTTATTTTCGTCACGACTTCTATTTCCAGTTTTACCAGAAATAGTATAATAATTGCCAGTAATAATTGCCATATTATTTGTACGCTCAATACAAGTAATAATTTCGTGTAAGACGCCAACATATTTCCATTTTTTGTTATTATTAATAATTTGTGTTCTAGTGTAACTTGTACCATTTACATCACCAAATTGAAAATGATATGAATCATAAATTAAATCAGGTAAAACAAAATCGCCACAAATTTCATCATCCGCATCAAATATTAACAAGTATTTACTTTTACCAAAAGCATGTTCTAGTGCTTTAGTTCTATTATGACCGAAATCCTTCCATTCATCATCAAATAATTCCCCTTTTATATTTCTCTCATTAAAAAAATTATAAATAATATTTTTTGTTTCATCTGTTGACCCTGTATCTGAAATGACCCAATAATCTATAATTGGAATTTTATGTAATAATTTTGTTAATGTGTCTTTTATAATATGACCTTCATTTTTTACAATCATATTTAAACATAAATACGGAGATTCTTTTTCTATAAAAAACATTTATATGAAATATATTATTTTTTCTTTAATTAGTAATTTTAAGTTATAATTTTAAATTATAAGTTAAAATATAACTCAAAAACTTGTAGAAAATAAAATATTTATTTCATTTCTAACAAGCATTCAAAACTTGAAATAATAAAGCTAATCTTTTATCAAAAATAATATTGTGTTCTAAAATAATATCCATTTCTTGTTGAATTTTTATACTATAAACATAGCTTATCCATCTTTTATGATGAGATTGAATTTTATTGTGTATTTTATTAATTTCGTTATTTAATATTGTTATTATTTCTAATGTTGATATCAGAGCTAACTTAATACATTCAGGAATTTCACTAAATACATCTATTTTTTCACTATAATCAATTAGTATAAAATTTTCTTTTGTCATTTTATCTGTTGTTTCATTTATAAATTTTTGAATCATTACATCAATATTTTCATAAGTTTTTGTATAATATTTTTTAACAATATCTTTGATTAATGCAGAAACTATTAATAATTTATTATGAAGATCTGTTAGTTTTATCTCTCTTTTATAAATATTGTAATCATTATTTTTATAATCTACAAACCATACGAATAAACTATGAGTAGTTATAAGTGAGGTGGTTATATTTGTTAGTGTTCTAATAAATATGTCATTTGTAATTGATGATAATATACTCATATTTATTATAAATATTATTTTTAAAGCCAAATAAAATATTATACAATATCATTAATATAAAAAAAGGATAACTCTTTCCCTTATAGGAAAGAATTTTACAATACCTTATGGCAACCTTTTTATAAATCTATCTAATCTATATCTAGCTTGTAATGTAATAAATCTATCTAATCTATATCTAGCTTGTAATGTAATAAATCTATCTAATCTATCTATTTTATATCTACCAGGCGCTATTATCTACTACTTCTACTTGTTGTTTTTGATTGTATACCTCTTCCTCTTCATCATCTTCCTCATCAGAAGACTCTGCGTCTATCCAACGACACTTGGTTGCGTTTATTTTTTTCATGCGCTCTTCTCTTGCTTCGCGTTCTGCTTCCGCCTTAGTTTGTGCTTTTGCCCATTCTATCACTTCTGCCTTTCTTTTTGCTTCACGCTCCTGCGCATATTTTTCAGCCTTTAACTTCATCTCTTCCTCTTTAGCCTTAGCATAAGTCTCAGGATCATTTTCCTTCTGTATGATTTTTCCATAGCTGAAAACAGGTCTTTGATTTGTTGGAGCTGCGACAAGCTGTGGAAATGATTCAGACGCAATGAATACATTATCTGGTAAACAAGGCGCTATTATCATAGGAATAGATTGTTTTTCTTCTTCTTCTTCACTATCGCTTTCTAACACCATAAACACATTATTTGGTTTAGCTGCTGCTACTTGTTTAGGTTTCACAATCTCAGCTTTTACTGGCTCTGAACGTGCTTTTAGTAAAGGGCAATATTTGACAGTATGTCCATTTTTGTAACAATGACGACACTCTTGAGCTAGCAATGTAGGGCAGATTGTTTTGCCGGATTTATCGCGAACACTATGGTTTGTAAACTCTTTCTCTGACTTGCCTGCGTCTTGACATACTTTGCAGAATGTCTTGTATACTGGCTTAGTATTAGAGATGTTGCTCTTTGGTTGCTCTGCTGAACTGAATAATTTGGACCTATACACAATAGAGTTATTATTATTATTGTTATTGTTATTGCTGAAAGATGACATTGTTATAATGTTGTCGCTTTGAATAATATCGCTTTTGAAATGCTTTAGTTTTAAACTTAGACTGCTTATAAATAATGCTGTTCCTTTACAAAATAAAAAGCATTTCAATTTTTTTTTGATTCTATATAAAATTGAATACAACTTAAATTTTATATAATTTTATTTTAGTTTTCATTAAATTTTTCCATTAAAAATATATATTTATTAAAATCATTTATATAATCATAATTATTAATCATTTCTATTTCAGATTCATAAATTTGAAACTTTTCTTTAATTTGTAAAATAGCAATACCTCTGTAATTGGAATGATAAAAATATTTAAAATCAACATATTGCGAATATACTAATAATACATGATATAATACTTTCCAGACATCTCCTGTCCAAGGTATTAATGTATGTAATATTTCATTATGATATTTATATTTGATTGGTATTTTTAGTTGTTCATCATAATTTAATGGTATTATATCATCTAATAATATTTGACCATTTTTATTTAAAAACCGAATGCTATTATTTAGATCTTTAATAACTTGTTCACACTGGTGTAGTCCATCAATAAATACAATATCCAATTTTATATTTGTATCTAAATTTTCAAAATAAGCATCTGATGTTTTTAGAATTATTTCCTCTGATTGAAATTTTGGCAAAGGATCTACACCAATTTTATTTAAAAAATGTACATTATTAAATGTATATCCAGTTTCAACACCTATTTCCAAATAATTATCATTTAGATTACTTATACTATTAATAACCAAATGTCTTTGTGAAAAATCAGTATTATATTTCATTCTATAAATATAATTATTAATAATTTCATAATCTCTACATGATTTGTATTGTAACATGAAAAAATTAATTAATGTTTCGGGAGTTTCATCTATTAATGTATAACATTTGAACCTAGAAAAATTGTAAATATCTAAAATATATTGTAATTGATTAATATCACATTTATTCTCAATTATAAAAAAGTCAAATTTGGTGTTTTCATATAGTTTTTTAATTTTTTCCATATTTAATATCAAACTATCTAATCCTATTATACAATATTGTTTATCATAATCAACATTTATAATTGCGTTACAATATTTATGTTCATATGTATTTTCTCTCTTCCAAATTTTACTATGTTCGTAAATATATTTCTCATCTTCATAAGCATCCATATTTTTCATATATTCATGAATTTTAAATTTTTCATAAAATATTGGACTAATAAAATTTGGACCAATTCTGTTTATTTCCCCATTTCTTATTAAAGAAAAATTATTATTATTATTATTCATGTATTGAATATATCCAAATTTATGGATTTTTGCTATTTTTGTAGTTATAGCAGTTCTAAGTATAATTTCATAATCATCACAAATAGGTAATAATTCACAATAATTTCCAGCTTCAATTAATTTAGTTTTTCTCCAAATGCGTGGATGATTTGGACAACAAACAAGATGACTAAGTGTGATATTATTTATATTTGGTGTATTATAAACATAAACCCATTTATCTTCATATTTTTGACAATAATAACTTCCATATCCTTTACAAATAAAATCGCCATAAAAAAAATTAGATTCATCTTCATATAATGAAATACAATCCATATAAATAAACCCGACATCTTCATTTTTATCAAAATAATTAGCAGAGTCTTCTAAAACGAATGGTAATATTACGTCATCATGATCAAATTCAAGTACATATTTTCCTCTACATAATGATATAGCTTCGTTTTTAACATTACCGATGTTTCCACTATTTTTACTTCTTCTATAAAGTCTAACTCTTGAATCGTGTATCATTAATTCTCTTAAAAAATTAAAATGGTCGTCGTCTGGCGAATCATCCATAACTACAAATTCCCAATCCTTGAAGGTCTGAGTTTTTAAACTATTATATGCTCTTTTTATTTTATGATAAGAATTATATGTAGATGTAAAAACAGAAAAAATAGGTCTAATATTTTCTCTCTGAAATGTACAATTATAAATAAAACAATAATTAACAGCTCTATTAAATTCATAAATTGATAATATTTCTTTCAAGTGAATCCATCTGTTTCGCATTCTATCCGTTATTATAGACATAACATTTGATACATATTCATTTTCATTATCACCATATGTAATTAATATTTGATAATTTGAATCAAATAATTTATTTAAATCATTAATATTACTAGTAAAAAATATAGAACAATTAAGTTTTTCATTATTATCAATAAAAAAATTATCAATATTTGAATATTTTTCTAATCTATAAAATATAATGTATGGATATTTCATTATATTTTATTATTTATTAAAATTTTAAATAGTAGTTAATAATATTTATATTATTTTTATTTTTAATATTCAGGTGTATGTTTTTTAAATAAACAACCTTGAGGAGATAATCCTTTAAGATCAGATGTTACTACTGCTGGATTCTGGTTTGTACAATCAGACATCCAAATTTTTATAATACAGAAATTTTTTTTAGGAGAAATGGTAATCCCGGTAACACAATTTACATATGACATTTGTTTACTAATTGTATTTCCTACAACAACATATGTAAGATCTTTCCACACTTTATAAACACTTTTATTAGAAACTTTATATGAGAAACATCCGCCATTACGATTTTTTGGATCTTCCCAAATTGGTTTTATACCTTCACGCATTAGAAATAACATACAATTTTCTACTAAAATTGGAGGTAATGTTTCTGTTACACCTATAGTTTCTTCAATAGATGAAAATGTCGAAATTGGTATATAGCTTTTAATACTCCAGTCTGTATTATGAGGTAAATGTGCCCAAAGAGTCCATTTGTCAGATAACTTATTAAATTCTTCCATATTAGTTGTTTCAGTTGTCATTGTATTATGCTGGGTTACCATTTGTACTTATTTATTTCATTTTTTTTTTAAATAGTTTTAATAATATATATCTTTTTTAATTTGTAATATAATTATCTTTTTTAATTTGTAAATAATTATTATCTGTGATATCTATTTCACAATCATCCATATTATGGTCTATAATTTTTAAAATTAACTTATTATCATTGATAATATCTTCCAATAATATAGATTCAGAATAATGGTTTAATAAATAATAAATAACAAAATTTCTATTTATAATATTATCAACTATATAATAATTATAATTGTCACTTTTATAATCTATTTTATATTTTTTGTCACCAACAATTAATTCACATAATATAAATTTAATATTGGATGGTTCACAAATAAATGAATCATCTGTTAACAAATTATTAATTATTTTTTTATTGATACAATTATTTTCATTCTCAACATTATAATCAGAGTAAATTATAAAGTCAGGCTTTTCAATATCTATAATATAATTTTCGATAACCTCTTTTGTTGCTGAGTAAAAAACTTTACCATTTAAAATAAACTCTACATTTTTAATATTTTCAAAAGTTGTTTTTTTATATTCATTTATAAAATTTGCTAATCTTGGATTACTTTTATAAATATATTCTCGATATTTTTTAAATTTTATTTGTATTAAACCAGATATATAAATTACATTATACGATAATGAGATTAAATACTCATTATATTTTTCTGGATAGTTGCGTTTTAAATAATAATTTAAAAAATAAGAAAAAATAGTAGTTTTTAAAATTGTTAAAACAAAAGCTAACATTAATAATTAATAAATAATTTTATTTTTAAATTGTTTATTAATTAACTTTGGTAAGCATTACTGCTTGAAACCCAACTTGTTGGTTGATTAGTTATAATATTAATATTTTTTGATCCATCATTATTTGTTGGATTTGGTACAATAATATTTGGGGATTTATAATATACTGGATTTTTTTTTGAATTATATTCTGGATCATAAATAATAATATTTCCTAAGTTATCTACAGATACATTTTTAGCACATTTAGTATTTGATTTTTCACAATTATAATTTAATTTACCTGTAGAGGCATCTAGACCAAAAATATATAATAAGACACTTACAATTACAGTCATCATAATAAAAGGAATAAAAACAATAATCCATGATACTACATTTAATCCTTTTTGACAAAGAATATGTAATAACAATGTTACCATTATCATTACTATTAATTTCATAAATGCAGTATTATAAAGTCCCTTAAATATATCTATTAGTATTTGAGTAATAGAAAAAAATAAATAAATAATTGCTGGACTACATAAATTAAACATTATTTATAATATAATTATATTTTATTTTTCATCGGCATAAAAGAACGGCTCCCCATCCTTTAAATACCCTACTTTTGTACCAATATCACCATCTTCAGATAAATGATAAATAAATCCATTTTCTTCATTTGTAGTACAATATGTTACATCATCTATATCTATTTCAAAATACTCTTCCTCAGAATTTTCACTTTCAACATCATCATTTTCAGTTTCAACATTATCATCATTATCATCATTAGTTTCAATTTCTTTTACATCTTCAGTTTCCTCTTCTACAACAACATCATCTTCAGTCTCCTCTTCTACAATAGCATCATCTTCAGTTTCCTCCTCTACAACAACATCATCTTCAGATTCCTCTTCTACAATAGCATCATCTTCAGTTTCCTCCTCTACAACAACATCATCTTCAGATTCCTCTTCTACAACAACATCATCTTCAGATTCCTCCTCTACATCATCATCATCTTCAGATTCCTCCTCTACAACATCATCATCTTCAGATTCCTCCTCTACAACATCATCATCTTCAGATTTCTCTTCTACGACAGCATCATCTTCAGAATCCTCCTCGTTTTCACTTGTTTCACTATTTTCTTCAATTTCTAATTTAATATTTTCATTTTCAAAAGACTCTACTTTAATTTGTGTTTGTTTAATAGTTAAATCAATAACATTTTTATCTTTATTTTTTAATTCATTTACTTCGTTTGTTAAATTTTCAATTTTAGTCAACATTTTTTCAAATAATGGTATAATTGATTCATATTGCTTATTAACCTCTACTTTAACAAAGTTTTCAGTAAGTAACATTATAGATTTTACATCAAAATCCTTTTCTTTTTCTTTTCCTTTTTCCATTTCTTGTGTGTTTAAATTATGAATATTAGAAGTTTGATTTAATTCACTCATAACACTTGGTAAATTCATAATAGCTGAATGTGTTTTTTCTAATAATTCATATCTATTTAAATGATCACCTAATAATTTAGACAATCCATTTTTAATTACATTATTAATTTCATTTAAAATAGGTTCAGTATTAAATTCAATAGTTTTTGAGTACATTTTATAGTATAAATTATATATAACTATTCGTTTAATATGATTTAAAAAATAATTTATCTAATTCATATATGGAAGATAACATTACCTTTCTTGATGATAGTATAGACATAATTATGAGACAAACAGATTATACAAAAGAAAAAACAAAAGAAAAATTAAAAGAATTTAATAATGACTATTTAGCAGTAATAAAAGATTATTTCGGAATACCAGAAAAAAAAACACAACCTATAAAATCAGTGAATCAAGAAATTTATAAACAATTAAGACATAAATTAGATAACAATATGCGTGATTATAAAGAAAGAGTGGAAAAAAATGAAACAAAAAATTTATAATATATTATATTATTGTATTATTAATATTTAAATATAATACAATAAAAATTAATTACATGGACATTTTTGTTATAAGTTTGGAGAGAACACCAGAACGTAAAATAATTTTTGATAATTATAATTCAAAATACATAAATTATACATATCATAAAGCGGTTGATGGACAAACAATTAATATTGATACATTAGAACCTACTATTTAAAAAAAAAACTCTATAAATTATTCAAATGGTGCAATAGGTTGTGCTTTATCGCATTTACAATTATGGGAAAAATGTATTGAATTGGATAGACCAATTATAATAATGGAAGATGATGCAATTGTTTCGCGTGATTTTAAAAAACATATGAATAATTTAATAAATAATTTAGTTCCTAAAACCTGGGATATAATACAATTAAATTATAATTTTGATTCAATATTAAGTTATAATAATACAAATTATGAAACTTGTAATTGTTATTTTAATCAAACTAAAATGACAAAAACAGATATTTCAAATTTTGTTAATACAAAAATACATACAACTATAGCAAAATTAAATTTTTGTTTTGGAACATCCGCATATGTAATAAGCCCTAATGGCGCAAAAAAAATGAAAGATTTGTGTTTTCCAATGGATAACAGAATTATTTTAAATGTACCCTTTTTACAAAAAATAGATTGTTTTACAATTGATACCATAATGAATAGTATTTATAAAGATATTTTAGCATATGTATGTATTATTCCCTTTGTAATAACACCACATATAAGTGACGATTATAATTCTACTATTACACCAAAGGAAAATGTATAAAAATATAATGAGTATTATCAATACTCATTATAATAAAAAATAAAATACTAAAATTTTATTTATTGTGCTATTCCAAATTTTTCATTTATTATTGTATTTTTTGTTTGTTTTTTTTGTAATTTATTTTTAATTAAAACATTATTGGATGGTATAATTTTATTGTTAATAATGAAATCATCATTATCTTCATGTAATTCTGGCAATATACGTGTTAATGGTTTATCAACAACCAAAAATAATTTATCATTTTTCAATAAAGATCTATATTCTTGAATAGTTAAATTTCCATAATATTTATCTAATAAATAAAAAGGATTCGGTGCTGGTTTAATATTCTTGTTATAATTATAAATTTTTGAATATACGTGGTTAATTAAATAATATCTTTCAAATTTTGAAGAACTATCAATATTTTCTTCCATTAAATAAGAAGTAGCACATTCTGGACTACAAAAACAACCATAAACATGATATGTTTCTTTAATAAAATGTTTTGGTATATAGATAGGAGGATTATCAAAATCATAAGTACACCAAAAACAAGCAGATTTTTTATCACTTGTATTATTGATATGTAAATTATGCTCTAAATTCTTTAACTTTTTCCAAACCTCTCTGATATCATTATCTTTATTTTTAGAATTTTCATAATCATTATCATTATTATTTATAATCATATTATCTAAATTTGAAATTTGAGGTTTAATAATATTATTATTTGTACTAATTATTTCATAATTCATTTCATTTTTTCCTGAAAACTGAAAACTTTCAATATTATTTAATAATGTATTTGTTTGAAGATCTTTTAAAAAACATTTAAGATGTAATATTACATTGGGTTTACTTTCTTTATTAATGTTCATAGGTACAACATTCTGTATTATTTTTCCACCTTTTGGTTTACGTCCACGTTTTTTCCCTCCTGTTTTTTGTTCTTCTTGATTATTTATGATAACATCATTTGTATCATTAATATTAATTACATCATTTGTATCATTATTACTTTCTTGAATTGAAAAAACAATATTATTTTCTATTTTATTATCATTTTCAATAACAGGCTTTTTAGGTTTTCTACCTCTTTTTTGTTTAACAACTTCAACTTGATTAGAAATAATATTTTGTAACTCAACATTTTTTACCATTTGTAAAACTATAATTAATAAGTTGAGACAAATTTAAATAGTTTTAAAATATATATTAACGTATTACTTATAATAAACTTAGAAATTGTAACATTTGCGACAAACTGGAATATAATTGTCTGAACCTACAATTGTTTGTTCTGTTTCATTTGTTAAGCGCATTGAAAAAATGCCTGGTGTACCATCTTTACATTGAGAACATAATGAGGATAGTTTTGTTACCTTATCGCAGAGTGGAATTAAATCTAATATCGCTCCAAATTTTTTTCTCTCAAAATCACCATCTAGACCGCAAACATAAATTTTTTTATTATATTTTAACATATCAACAACTACATTATACAAATCTGGAAAAAATTGTCCTTCATTAATCAAAATAACATCGCTTTTCGCTATTTCCAATTTATCTTTTATTCTTGGCATATTTTCAAAATTATTAAAATGTAAATTAGAAACCCAAACATCAGTCAATTTTTCAGTTTTAATACATGGTATTTTAACTTTATCGTGAGTTGATAATAGTTCTTCATCATACCTATTATCAATAGAATGATTAATTACTGTTACTGGAATATTACAAAATTTACACTGCTTATAAATATCAACTAATCTTGTTGATTTAGATGCATACATAGGTCCTAATATTATTTCAAGGTATCCAGTATTATTGCTAGAAGTAGTCATTATAGATTTGTTCATTAATTATCTTTAATATTTTAATTTAAATTTATTTATTTAGTTAAAAGTATAGTCTTAAAAATATAATTTAAGGACGGAACTATTTAGAAATAATATTTCTATATATTATAATGCCAAATCTTTGTTGTTTTGAAAATTGTAGAAAACGAGCGTATTTCGGTGAAGATAAAAAATATGTTGTATGTAAAGAACACAATGTAAATAATTGGTCTGATGTTATTAGTTCAAAATGCTTTTGTGGAAAAGCCAGTAAGCTTTATAATTTTGAAGGGTTAAAACCTATATATTGTTTTGATTGTAAAAAAGATGAAATGATTAATTGTGTGGCAGTCATAAAATGTAATTGTGGAAAAACAGCTAGATTTAACTATATTGGAAAAAAATCTGAATTTTGTGTTAATTGTAAAAAAATAGATATGATAAATGTTGTACAAACAAAATGTAAATGTAAAAAAACATTGCCTACATATAATTATGATGGATTGAAACCAGCTTTTTGTTCAAGTTGTAAAGAACCTGATATGGTTAATGTTAGACAAAAAAAATGTGGTTGTGGAACAATAGCATCATTTAATTATGAAGGATTACAACCTCTATTTTGTGAAAAATGTAAAGAAAATAATATGATATACGTAAGAAATAATAATTGTAATTGTGGTAATGGAAAACCTTATTATAATTATAGTGGCATGCCTGCAAAATTTTGTTCTAAATGTAAAAATATCGATATGGTAAATGTTTTTATAAAAAAATGTCAAAATGAAGGATGTAATACAGAAGCAAATAAAAAATATAAAAATTATTGTACATATTGTTTTCAAAATCTATTTCCATTAGACCCATTAACATTTCAAATTAGATGTAAAACAAAAGAGATTGCTGTTCGTGATTTTATTAATTCAAATTTTGAAGGATTTCAACACGATAAAACTCTTGAATATGGTGGTTGCAATTGTTTAAATAGAAGAAGAATAGACCATCGTAAATTAATTAACAATACTTTATTATGTATTGAAACTGATGAAAATCAACATAAATCATATAGTAAAGATGATGAACAAAATAGATATAATGATTTATTAACAACATTTACTTGTAAATATATTTTTATCCGATTTAATCCTGATTCATATAGCGATAAAAATGGGAAAAAATCTAATCCATCAATATCTACTAGACTTTTAACATTAAAAGAAGAAATTGATAAACAAATTAAACGTATTCAAAATGAAGAAAATAATGATTTATTAGAAATAAAATATTTATATTTTGATAATTACAATTAATTATATATTAAATATTAAAAGAAATCAGATATATATTTTAATGACTAGTAGTGGCATACCATTCGTAGAACTTTATAGACCAAAAAATTTTGAAGACATTGTATTAGACCCACTAAACAAACAAATTTTAAAAAACATTATTGAGACCTCATATTTTCCAAATTTGCTTTTTTATGGTCCTCCTGGTACAGGAAAAACGACAACAATTATAAATTTAATAAATGCCTATCAGGATAAATTAAATATTAAAAATAAAGATTTGGTTATACATTTAAATGCATCTGATGAGAGAGGAATTGATATTATAAGAAATCAAATAAATTTTTTTGTGAATTCAAAACCATTGTTTCATAATGGAATGAAATTTGTTATTCTAGATGAAGTTGATTATATGACGAAAAATGCTCAACAAGCATTAAGATATTTATTACAAAATTATTCAAATAATGTACGTTTTTGTTTAATATGTAATTATATTAGTAAAATAGATGAAGGCTTACAAAATGAATTTATTCGTTTACATTTTAATCAATTACCAAAAGAAGATATAATTAAATTTTTACAAAATATTTCAGAAATAGAAAATTTAAATATTCCATACAAAATGCTTTCAAATATTCAATTACTTTACAAATCAGATATTAGAAGTATGGTTAATTTTTTACAATCAAATCAAGAAATAGTAAAAAATCAAACTAATATTGAGACTATGCTTTGTATTATTGATAAAGATGTTTGGGAAAAATTTATTACTTTATTAATAAATAGAGAGAAAATCCAAAATTTATATTCTTATGTACATACAATAAGTATAAAATATAATATAGATAAAAAAAATATAATTAAAGATTTTATAAATTATATTATTCGAAATAAATATAAAATAGTTAATGGTCAATTTCTAGATTTTGTTGAAAATTTATTACATTCTCACAATGTTAATAATAATACATATGTTTTTTATTCGCTCTCTCGATTATTATCCTTAGTAGAAATATTTGAATTATAATTTGACATCCTCATATGTAATTTAATCATAAATTCATTTGGAGGAGAGCTTTTTGAAGGATCAAAAAAATTTTTTTTTAAACTATATTCTCCTTTTGGACTTAATTCGTTATTTTGTGTAGTTAATATATTTTTAATAGGTATAATTTTACTTTTTTCATTGTTGTAGTGTAATTTATTTAACATTCTTTATATTATATTATAAAAAAAATAATTGAAATAAATTAATATAAAGAATATAAAGACAAATAATAAAAATATATAATGGCAATGAACCTAAATATTGATATGGAATGGAATAATTTTATATCATCTGACTACAATGATGATATATCTGATGATGATGAGTTACCTTTAGATATTAATATTAAAAATAACGAAGAATTTGTTTCAGCTAATATTTCAATGGAAATTAATTCAGTCACTCCTAAAGCTTCTAGTATTTATATATCAACAAAAACAAAAATAGCTTATCTTAATATTCCGTTTCAACTTAAAGATACATTTTGGGAAATACCTATTATTCCTTATGCGAAACCATGTAATGGTGTTATTAAAAAACAAATGAAATTTAATAGTTCTACTATTGAAGAGTTAGATTTTATACAAAATAAAATTAAACAAGAAAATTATTTTGAAGAACACATAATTACTAATATTAACAACCCAAATGGACGTATTAAATTTAAAGATATTAGAAAAATTAGTATTGGTATATCAAAAAAAGATATTATGAGCTACCGATGTAAAAAGAAGAGTGCATTTTATAATTGTTTTGTTCTTATTCTTAGGATGAAAGTAGGTGAGATATTTAAAGAATTTCATGTTAAAGTATTTAATACAGGCAAACTTGAAATACCTGGAGTTCAAAATGAAAATATATTTCAATTATTATTATTACAAATAATTGAAACATTACAACCTTTCGTAAAAGAAAAATTATGTTATAAACCAAATTCTGAGGAAACAGTACTAATAAATTCTAATTTTAATTGTGGATTCTTTATTAATCGTGAAGAACTATATGATATTTTAAAGTTAAAATACAATATTCAATCTATATATGACCCATGTTCATATCCAGGAATCCAATGTAAATTTTATTATAACCCTGATATAGGTATTCAAAGTGGTAGTCAAATTTCTGAAGAAAATAAAGTATTATATAAGGATATTAAAGAAGTATCCTTTATGATTTTTAGGACAGGCAGTGTTTTGATCGTAGGTAAATGTGATGAAAATATACTTATGATTATTTATGAGTTTTTAAAAGTTATTTTACAAAATGAATATAAAAATATTTGTCAAAAAAATGTAATATCTAGTGAAAATAATGTTGTAAAAGATAAAAAGAAAAAAATTCGTAAAAAAAGTATTACTATAAATATTTGAATAATTTAACTTAATAACCAATTAATATATTTTTCAGGAGATTCAATCATTTTTTCTTGTATTTCTTTTGTAGATAATTTATATTCATAATTTTTTAAATTATTTATTTTATATTTTTTAAAAAATAGGTTTAACACTTCATAAAAATAATTTATATCACTGATAACAAAATATAATTTATCAATTATATTATTTAATATAATAATATTTTCTTTATTAAAATTTGTTTTATTTATTTTTTCACAAATTTTATCAAATAAATTTATATAATTTTGATTTTTATTAAAATTTTCGTTATGAATAATTTTATATAACAATGATTTATAAATATTTATATAATTATTAATAATAAATATTTTATCATTTGTTTCTGGTGTTATACTTATTTTTTTGCCCTCATTATTTATTTCAAATATTGTTTTTTTATATACATATGTCATAGCATCGCGTGATGTCAAATTCAAAAACATTTTTTCATCTTCTGATATTTGACCAACAAATTCAACATAAAAATAAAATGATTTTTGACAATGGTAATAAGTAATGTCTATATTTTTTGTATAGTATAATATATTATTAAATACATTTGTTATTGTATCTAAACCTCTTATTATTATAAATCTCGTCAAATTAATATTTTTAATTTTAATATTTTCTATAATAAATTTAAAATACTCCAAAATTAAATCAATATATTTTTTTGTAATTTCATTTGGTTCTTCATCTATATTTTTTTTATAATTTTCCAAATTATGTAATAAATAATTACTATCTTTGTTAGAATTAGATGTATTCATTATAGTTATTTATATTATAAAGTATTTTAATATATTTAAATTAAAATACTTTATATCTATAAGTATTTAAAGACTTATAATCTAAAATTATATAAAATGTCAGAACAAAAACCTACACAAAAGGTAGATACTGCTTTAAATTACAGATTACCATCCGATGTTACTATGAAACACGCCGCTAAACTTGCTATTGTTGATGATAAACCTATTTTGCTTGACTATTGGACCGCATCGCTTGATAAGAAGGCTTTAATTGGAGCCAGAGATAACGGAGAGAAACTATTAGTAAAGAGTGAAGAAGAGTATACTAGCATAATTGCGAAGTTCTACAAGAGTGGTACTGAGTATATTGTTATCACCGAAAATTCTATTTACATTGTTTCTAATGAAATCCCTACTAGAAAAATTTCTTAATCAACCTTTAGAAAAGGTTGACCCAAATTTTTATTTTATTATAAAAAGTAAGGTAATTATTTTGCTATACTTTTTAAATTTGTTAATTAATTTACTTTTGCTCCACTTTTTTAAAGTGGATATATATAAATGTCAGCCTTTGGTTCAGGACCTTCAAATGGACAATTTTGGTATGGAAGTAGTACAAAATTTCCTGGTTTTTTATATAAGAAAAATGTTGGTGTAGGTGGAAGACGCAGCACTAAAATGGCAGCTGGTGGTAATATTACTTGTAATAGTTCTACTTATTTGTATAATAAATATAAACCTGGTACAGGAGGTGTAGGAGCTTCAAGTATCGCAAATCGACGTGCTAAAAATCGTTTAGCAACTGTTTGTAATGAACAAAAATGCTTCCCTTGTTACACGACACTTGGACAATATAGCAAATATACCCATAATCCAGATGGGTTTATACCTTGTCCACCGGTAGAAGCTAGTTATTCAGCAACAGGGGAGTATACACTTTCAAGAAATTCATCATATAATAATATATTGAAATTTACAGGAAATGGGGGAACATTCACATTGTATAATTTACCTTTGAATTTTTATACCGAAATATTAATAACAGGAGAAACAACCCCTTTTTATTTTAGTCAAGATATTAGTCCTGGAACTTATCCAATAAATCCAGCTGTTTTATCTTTAGATTACATAATTTTATATTTTAATATACATTGAAATTATTAATAATTATAAAATAAAATACTAATAATTTAGCGCGGCGGCAAATATGGTCTGTAATAATGATTATCATATTTTACATTTGCGTCATAAAAATGTACACCAGGTGGTGCGTTATATGAATAATTATAGTTTGATGTTGGTGTAAAACCTGAGCTAACGGGGGTCTGTGCTGGGTTTATATTTAAGAAAACCATATTGTTATAACTTTTTTTAACAGCGTCAGGTTTTTTATTACATTGAGTTAAATAATTGTACCAATAGTTTCTTGTAACCCCAATGCTTGGTGCGGTTCCCATTTTCATAGGTCCTGAAAAAGTATGATTATCAATATTATTAATGTAAGATTGTTTACATCTAACTACTCTTGGTCTACCTGCCATTTATATATCTACCTTTTAAAAAAAGGTACAGCCAAAAATAATTTCCTAAAATAATTAAGTATTTAAAAATAAATTTAACAATAAATTTATTTTTATAAATAGCCTTCTTTGGGAGTCGAACCCAAGACCTATCGCTTACAAAGCGATTGCTCTAACCATCTGAGCTAAAAAGGCACAAAAAGAGGAGGGGAATTATCAACTTAATATAATTTGCTTAAAATTTTTATAATTAACTACATCTACTTCACAACAAACTAATAAGACAACCTAAGACACCAAAATATATTTGACAGAAAATTCACTCCTACTTATGGTAGGCGAAAGAACAAATCAAATATCATAAACCAATACCCTTAAATTTTATAAAAGCAAATTGTTCTTCCTGAAAAAAGAACTCATCCGGGAAACGCCTAATAAGTTAATTTGATATCCAAGCCGGATTAACTTAACGCATGCTTTGTAATTCTCCACTCCTATATTAAATATATAAATTATCTTTAAGCTATTTTATTATCAAATATATTATTTATTTAATTACTTAAAGAGCATCGCTAATTTTTTTCATTTGTTCTTCTTTTAATTTTTCTGGAAATTGTACATTAAATACTATTATCATATTTCCTTTATGTTGATCTCTTTCCAAACCTAAGTTAGGTATTACCTTTCGAAAACCTGGTGGAATTATATTTCCTGGACTATTATTCAATGTATAGCTTTTTCCATTTATATAAGTTATTTCAAAAGAAAACCCACATAATGCTTCTTTAAGTGAAATATTTTTTTCTAAAATTAAATCTAATCCTACTCTGTTAAATATGGAATCGTTTTCTATTTTTACAAAAATCTTCAAGTCTCCTTTACATTGTTCATTAAGTATATTTCCTTTATCTCTTAATATAATTAATTCTCCATCATCTATTCCTTTTGGTACATTTACATAAATAGTTTCTTTTTCAAATACTTTGATACCATTTTCCATTAACCATCTTTCTATTTCCAAAGGAATTGTTGTACCTGTTAAAACTTGAGATATTTTTATATTTATAGTTTTTAGTATTGGTGTCGGTTTTTGCATTGCTTGTTGAAAATTCATTGGACCACCTTGAAAAAAATGAACTTTTGAACCTGGAGGCATTCCAGGAAATCCTCCCATTCCTCCCATTCCTCCCCCAAAAGGATTTATTCCAAAAAGTGTACTAAACAATTCATCCACATTTATATCCATTCCTCCACCAGATTGTCTTAAAAATGGATTGTTTCTAGTCATATCATATTCTTCTCTCTTTTGTTCATCTCCTAAAGTTTCATATGCTTCATTTAATTTTCTTGTCATAGTTTCTGCTTCTTGACTGCCTTGATTTTTATCAGGATGAAATTTCATTTGTAAAGCTCTATAGGCTTTTTTAATCTCACTATTTGAAGCTTTTTCATCAACACCCAAAATTTTATAAAAATTATTTTCCATTAATAATATTATAAAAGATATACTTAAATAATTATTTACGTATTATAATTATGGAAAATAATGAACTATTCATTCATAAAAATCAACCATTGTATTTCAATGATTTTGGCGCTGATAATGAAATAATAGAATTATTAAAGACAATGATTCTAATGGAAAATCTTAATATTCTTTTGATTGGAGATATTGCTTCTGGAAAAACAACATTATTAAATGCTTTAATTAGAGAATATTATACTGGATACTCTATAAAAGATTATGAACAAAATGTATTATATATTAATAATCTTAAAGAACAAGGTATTAATTATTATAGAACAGATGTTAAAACTTTTTGTCAAACCTGTTCTAGTATTAAATATAAAAAAAAAATTATAATATTAGATGATATCGATTTAATAAATGAACAAAGTCAACAAGTTTTTCGTAATTGTATTGATAAATTTAGTCATAATGTTCATTTTATATCTTCATGTAGTAATATTCAAAAAGTTATTGAAAATATACAATCAAGATTAACTATTATTAAAATTAAACCATTAACAAATGAAAATCTTATAGAAATAATGAATAAAATCAAAAAAAATGAAAATATTACTATTGATGATGATGCTCAAGAATTTATTATTAATATTTCAAACAAAACAGCAAAAATATTAATAAATTATATGGAAAAATTTAAACTTCTTAATGAACATATAACACTTAATATAGCTATTAAATTGTGTTCTAATATTAATTTTTTCTCATTTGAAGAATACACCAAATTAATAAAAAATAAAAACCTTAAAGAAGCAATTGTTTTTATTTATGAAATTTATGATAAAGGATATTCTGTAATGGATATTCTAGATAATTATTTTTTTTATATTAAAAATACTACCATTTTGAATGAGAATGAAAAATATAATGTTATTCCATATATTTGTAAATATATCACTATTTTTCATAATATTCATGAAGATGAAATTGAATTAGCACTTTTTTCAAATAATTTAATAAAAATATTATCTTAATTATCTTAATTATTTTATATTTATAGTATAGTTATGTCTAGCCAAACATTTAAAAAAGAAATACCTAATGAAATATTGTTTAAATTACTTGAATCTATTTGTATAAAAACGGAAAAACATTTTATATTTAATATTGAAGCATATAAAAAGGGAATTTTTAAAGATGATATTCAAAATTTTATAAATGTATGTGAACCTTATTATCATTTGTCAAAAAGAAAATATCTAGAAAGAAAATTAACATATAATAGTTTTACTACTATTTTACGACAAATATGTAACTTTAATAAAATTACATATACATCTAGAATAAAATATGACAAATCAAAATATGATATTGTATACTTTTTTTTTTATTAATATTTTCTTTTAGTACCTCCACTTTTTTTGCTTCTTTTTGTTTTATTACGAGATCTTACCTTTTGTTTTTCATATATATCATCATCTAAATCATCATATGTTTCTTCGCTAACTTCATCATTATTATAATTATTATCAAAACTATTATCATCCTCATTGTAATCATCATATTCTAAATCATCTGATGTTTTATACATGTATAATCCTAAACCACCTACAGCTAAAATTGCTGTTGCTAAAACTAATGACATTGTTTCATTCATAATTATACATAAATAATATGAATTTAATTGTGATAATTAAACACATTTCGCAACATTCTTAAATTATTTAATAATTGACTTTTGCTATATATTTGCTTATCATAACCAGATAATTCATAAACAGGCGAAACATCAGTTAAAAAATCATATGTAATATCATTTGAATCATATGGCAAATTATCATAATTATATAATACATATGTCCATAAATTTTGTTTACACATAACAAATCCTAAAAAATATGCTAAATCTCTATAATAATTACAAATAAATGAATATACACAAGAGTCATACCTATCTGTTACTCTTCTCTGTCCTCTAATAACATAATGATGCTCTTTTTTATCATATAATACAAAAATAGTTGAATCTAATTCGTTTGTCTCATAATCGTATTCCTCAATCTTTAATACTAAACAATCTGGTACAGCGTTTTCCATCTTAATAATATTAATATACAATAATATTTAAGTATGTTTTAAATATTATTTATTTTTTGTCTTAGAAAAGATGGCGTTAAAATTTAAAATAAAAATTATTTAACGATCAGGATATGGTAACTTAATTAAGTTATCTCCAAGAAAATTAGGTTTTAACATATAAAAAGGTGCATCGGAAGGAATTTTCCAAAATCCTACAAACTTGTCTTCAATTTTTTTATTCACAATTGGCTCATATGGCTCTAATATTCCCCCTTTGGCATCCGGAGCATTTGCTAATAACATATAATTACCAATAATAGTATTTGAATTTAATACCTGTTTTGCTGACAATCTAGCAAACCATTCGTAATTTTTGCGTTTCAACACTTCGTCGGCAGGTATTAAAATCCCATATGTTCCTTTATATAAATTTAAATATTGATTAGACATTAAATCATCAAGTATTACTGGTGTTTCATCAATTGTTTTTGTACCAATTTCAATGCCGTCAATTAAATTAATTTCATGGTTTTGAATACGTTTTTCACACCATCTATCAAAGTTACCTAAAAATTTTGATTCTGCCGTATAATCAGTTGACATTGTGCGTTGAATAAAATCACCAAAAAGTTTTACCATTTCACATTCTTTTGGCGCACCACAAAAAGATATAGATGGATAATAATCAAAATTAGATGATGTTATATTGCGGTTGGTTGTTTCACAAAGAAACATTTTATTACTTCTAGTACCCTTATGATAAAGACCAATTAAATCTTTTATACATAAAAAGGAAATAGGACATATTAAACCACCATAAATATACAATAATTTCATAAATCCCATTGTTCTCATATTAGATAAAATAGGATCTGTAATGCTATTCATATTAATATTCCAACCTGGTATTAATCTTTGAAACGCATTATCATCAAAAATACAAATAGTAAATGAATCATCACATTGATTAATAATACTTTTAACTGATAAATATAAATATGGTTGATTTAAATTAAATGAACTACGTGAGCCAAAACTTAACCAATTACGTGAATTATATTCATATGGTACATGAATCCATAAAATAGGTTTTTTACTCTTAGCTAAAGTTACATCATCCAATAAATATTTTTGGATAGCTTCATAATTTTCATTATTTTCTTCTCTCAATCGTTTATCTTCAAATCTTCTGTATAGAAACCCTAGAACAATAAGAATAAAAAAAAGTATAAATAAATTTGTTAATGATTTCATATAATATACTATTATATTTTATATTTTACTTTAGATAAATTTATATTTTGAAAATATTTTAAAATTTATTTTTATTTATTTATTTAGGATACTTAAAGAATTTTATATGCATAATTTATAAATGAGTAAAATGAATTTAGAGAAAATTCTTAAAAAGATTAATGATATGTTGTTTGATTTAAATGATGTTAAATCACAATTGTTATTATTGTCTCAAGAGGAAGAGCATCACGTTTCTGAGGAGGAGGTTCACCACGTTTCTGAAGAAGAAGTGGAGCATGTTTCTGAGGAAGAGGTTCAACATGTTTCTGAAGAGGAAGAGCATCACGTTTCTGAAGAGGAGGAGGCTGAGCATGTTTCTGAGGAGGAGGAACACCATGCTTCTGAAGAGGAGGAGGCTGAGCATGTTTCTGAGGAGGAGGAACACCATGCTTCTGAAGAGGAAGAGCATCATGTTTCTGAGGAAGAGGTTCAACATGTTTCTGAAGAGGAAGAGCATCACGTTTCTGAAGAAGAAGTTGAGCATGTTTCTGAGGAAGAGGTTCAACATGTTTCTGAAGAGGAAGAGCATCACGTTTCTGAGGAAGAGGAGGCTGAGCATGTTTCTGAAGAGGAGGAACACCATGCTTCTGAAGAGGAAGAGCATCACGTTTCTGAACAGGAAGAGCATCACGTTTCTGAAGAGGCGGCTGAGCATGCTTCTGAGGAAGTACATGACGTTTCTGAAGAGGAGGAACCCTATGCTTCTGAAGAGCATCACGTTTCCGAAGAAGAAGTTGAGCATGCTTCTGAAGAGGAAGTTGAACATGTGTCTGAAGAGGAAGTTGAACATGTGTCTGAAGAGGAAGTTGAACATGTGTCTGAAGAAGAGGTCGATGATGTTCCCAAAAAAGTAGAATTACTAAATGTTAAAGTTGAAGAACATGTTATCGAAGAAGTGGAAGAAACACCCAAAAAAATATCTTTTGATGACCCCTTTGATTTTTTTAACAAAAATGAAAAAAATAAAACTTACACAAATACATACAATTATAAAAAATGGTTTTAATATAATATAAAATCTTATTCATTTAATTTATAATAAATTATTTATAAATTAAACAGGATTGTTTTTTAATGCGGTTACTAAATGATTTCCACACCTTCTAAAAAAATTATGTAATTCACCTGCATCTGAACCTGTTACCGCATCATCTGGAATATATGTTGTATTTCCTTTTTTATAACATAATAATACTGGAATACCATTTACCATTTTCTTACTTTTTAAAAAAGAATAAAAGTCAAATGATTGATCTACATCTATATCTGCGCATACAACTTCTGGAGGTGATGAAGCAAAAAAAGCATGAACTACATGTTTGATTTGTTTACAAGGTCCGCACCATTCGGCTCCTAATTTTAATACTATTAGACCAGGATTGTGTTTTAATAAATGAAAAAAAGTGTCTCTATTAGGAATTTCACTTACTATTTGTTTTGACATTATAATAATATTCTATATTTAATATTGTTATAAATAACTTACTCTTAATTTTATTTTATACGCCAAAATTTTTTATATAAAAATTAAATGCTGTTAAATCGGTAATTTCATTAATATTATAATATCTGAAAGATTCATCAACATTTTCGTTAATATCACCTTTAATATCTGCTCTTTGTCTTGTTCTGATATATCTAAATTCTGGTAATGTTTTACATTTATAATGATTTAATTGAATAACATCAAAATCAATATTATTATTAAATGAACCATTTATAATATTATTATTTGTAGATTTTGTATATCCACTTGAAAATTTAACAGCATGACATCCATCAAAATGTAAAAAATTATTCTTTTTAAATAAAGTTTTTATATGTTGATTTCCTTTTTTCTCACACATTGTAAAGCGAATTGTAACTGGTTCATTAGTTTTTTCATCTCTTCCTGATGAGCCAAAAAATCTCCAATTCATACCTATACCTTGACAATCATTAATCATATATTCATTTATAAAATCACAAATATTTTCATGTTTTTTCAAAACAATAAATTCATCAATATCTATATGTGCAACATGAGTTATATTAGTTTTAAACAGATATTTTTCTACAAAATTATTTAATGCTACATATTGAACAGGAATATCGTAATTATTAAATGGTAAATGAATAACTCTTATATTTTTTATATATTTAATAAGCATTTTTTCATATGTAGGTACATCTTCATTATCATATATATATATGTATTTAAAACCTAGTGCTAAATGATATTTAACAAATTCTTCAATATAATCGTGTTCTTTTTTTGCTATACATACAATTGCTGGGTACATAATTATATATATATATATAATTAATTTATTTTAATACCTTCTACTTTTCCTTCTACTTTTTCTTTTTTTACTTTTCTTTCTTCTACTTTTTCTTTTTTTACCACCCATTGTTTCATTCCATTTGTCTTCTTGCCAAGCAGCAATTGCATTTTCGTCACGTGGTTTTCCTGTTTCTTGTGAATATTCATTTATAGTTTGTAAAACTTGAACTGATAATCTTCTAAGAAATCTTTCAATAACTGCTCTTACTCCCGGTGATAATTCCATCATCATACTTATTGCAGCACCCTTCAAACTATTCGATATTAACACGAATCTTTTTATTGAAAAATTTTGTGGCTCATTTTTTCTTTTGTATGAATATGAAATTTGTGCTTTTTTTGCATGTAAAAAAGCTGTAGTTTTTTCTTCTTTTGAATTTGCTTTATCTTTAATTTCAGCAGGTAATTTTTCATACCATTGATTAAATTCTTCTTCTACTGATTGTTGTTTAACTTTTTCTGGTGTTATGTTTTCCCTTATAGGTTCTTCCCATATAGGCTCTTCTCTTTTAGGCTCTTCTCTTTTAGGCTCATAATTTCCAATACCTCTGCTTTTAAGTGCTTCAAGAAAATCTCTTTTTTCTAAAAAATTAGTTGTGTCTATATTATTCGATTGACATAAACTCTTTAATTGACTTGTAGTTAAATCATTTATATTAGCATTTGGTTCAATAAAAGCATTTCTAGGTCTAGGGTTTGTATATTTAGGAGGCTCATAATACATTATAGCTGAATAACATTCATATGGACTCAACTTATTTGGATTAGCAGATATTCCATATCTATTAAATAAATCTTGAATTTTAGTCATATCTCCTTTTAATGAGTTTCTTAATCTAGATATTGCTTGGTCATTTTCATACTCTATTAACCAATCCCTACATTTTATTTTATATTCTTCAACTGGCAAATTTGGAAATGGATCTCTTCCGGCATAAGATTTTATTTTTTTATTAAAATCCTCATATTTCCAATTAGCATACCAATCTGGATTATGTTCGTTCATTATAATATATTAATATAAAATAAAATTACTTAATATGAAAATTAAATTTTACCTAATTCTTTTTTCTTGGAAATATATTCAATAAAAAAATTATTGTGACAATTTTGAAAAACTTTTCAATGACCGCATCCTAATTTTTTTATTGAATAAATTTCCAAATCAAAATTCTGAAAAATTAAATAATAATTTTCCAAAGTAACTTAAAGAACTTATTTATTATGCTTTGCTGTCAATAGTAACTTCTTTTGCGATGTTTTTAATGATTTTGTCTTCCTTTTCCAAATCATTATCCCCTTTGCCTCCCATTGCTTCAATAACAAGTTTATTGTATTTATCTGAAACTTTAGAAGTGCTTTTTAAACAATCTGGGTTCTTTATTCTGAATTCACTCAACATTTTTGTATTTTTATGTGCCACATGTTTAATTGCTTTTCTAATCTTTATTTTAGTTTCATTTTCCTTTTCCCATTTATCTTCATCTTTAACATACATTATTTCTCTCTTTGTATCAGTACAATGAACTGGTCTTTTAGTTTCATCTAATGAATTTAAGTTTTTAACGATGATACTAGAGATACCTTCCACAAACCCATTTTTTCCAACATTTTCCAAATCAGTTAATTGTAATTTAATAGAATCTACAAAATCCATGATATTCATTGCATCTTTACATGTTTCATTTAAAAAAAATTGTAAATTAAACGTTTTATTATGAGAATTAGTATGTGAATTAGTTATATTAGTTATTGAGTTATTTTTGGATAATTCAAAAACTTTATTTTGTAATTCATTATTTTGTTTATTTTGTTCTATTAACATATTGTGTAGTTCTTTATTTTGTTGTAAAACACTCATAATTAGTTGAGGTGTTACATTATTTAATTCTTCGATACAACATTTTTTTTTGTGTCTCCATAAACCAGAATTATCCTTATATTTTTTATTACAATTTTGACAAATAAATTTTGAGCAGATTTTTGGCAGATTTTCATTGCTATTCTGCTTGCTATTTATTGATTTTTCATGTTTCAAGCTATTTAAATGGTCTGTGTAACTACTTTTTTTACTCGTACCATAGTGACAAAAATCACAATAATATTTAAAGCAGATTTTTGGCAGATTTTCATTGCTTAACATTGATATATTTATTCAATATTAAATTCTACCTAAATTCTTTTTTGTTAAAAATATATTCAACAAAAAAAATTATCGTAACAAATTTAAAAAACTTTTTTCAATGACCAGAGCTTAATTTTTTTTATGGTCTCACATATTTTTCATTTTTTCATTTTTCAAGAATTATTCCTATTTTTCAAAAATGGACAAAAATAAATGTCCAAAAATGAAAATCGGAAAAAAGTCTTGGAAAAAAATATTCGATAAAATTAAATAATAAATTCGCAAAGTAACTTAAAGAACTTATTTTTCGATTATAACTTCTTTTGCAATATTTTTAATTATTTTATCTTCTTTTTCCAAATCATTATCCCCTTTGCCTCCCATTGCTTCAAATACTAATTTATTATATTGATCTGAAACCTTAGAAGAACTTTTTAAACAATCTGGATTCTTTATTCTGAATTCACTCAACATCTTTGAATTTTTAAATGCAACTTTTTTAATTGCCTTTCTTAGCTTGTTTTTTTCTTCATTTTCCTTTTCCCATTTATCCTCATCTTTTATATACATTACTTCTCTCTTTGAATCTGTACAATGAACTGGTCTCTTAGTTTCATCTAATGAATTTAAATTTTTAACAATAATACTAGAAATACCTTCTACAAATCCAATTTTTCCAACTTTTTCTAAATCTGAAAGTTGTAATTTAATAGAATCTACAAAATCCATTATATTCATTGCATCTTTGCATGTTTCATTTAAAAAGAATTGTAAATTAAATGTTTTATTATGGGAATTTGTATTTGTAATATTGTTTGTTGTTGTATCTTTTTTCACAATTTCTAATATTAAGTTTTTAAATTCTTGGTTTTCTTTTATCAAATAATTAATTAATTCATCTTTTTTATCAGTATTTTCAGAATTTATTAATTCATTATTTAGTTTACATTTAATCTTATGTTTAGATAAACCTTGACTATATTTATATTTGTTACCACAAGAGCATATAAAAATATAATTCTCCTCCTTTTGCTCCTTTTGCTCGTTTTTTGTATCCAAAATGTATCCAAAATGTATCCGTTTATGTTTATCGGTTAATAAATGTCTGTCAAAATTATATTTTTTACAGCATTTAAAATCACATCTTTCACATATAAAATTACCCTCCTCTTTTTTGCTCTTCGATGTATCCATAATGTATCCATATAAAATATTTCCTAAATTCTTTTTTGTTGAAAATATATTCAATAAAAAAATTTTATCGTCACAAATTATAAATTTTGTTTTCAATGACCAGAGCTTAATTTTTTTTATGGTCTCATTGTTTTTCATTTTCCAACATTTATTTTCATTTTTCAAAAATGGACAAAAATAAATGTCCAAAATCAAAATTCTGAAAAAAGTCTTGGAAAAAAATATGCAACATTTTCTTCAAAAGTGTGGAAATTATAGATTTTATAATTTTATAATTTTATATATAATAATATTCAAATCATAGATTATTATTATATTTTTGTCTCATTTTTCTTTTCGGTCGGTGTAATTTGATTTAAAATTATTTATTATCTCTTACAAAAGCCTCTAATTCATCAATATCTATATCTGGAAGCTGAACATGACATTCCCAAAAATATCTACAATAAGACCATACAAATTTACAATCTGATTTATACCAATCACTTTGTTTTTTCATTAAATTACCATATAACTTTTCTGGCAAAAATTGTAAACTTTGTTTTGGCAAAACATAGCATAATTGTACTAGTTCCGAAACAGGAGCAGGCTTCTTATTTTCTATAAATTCTGTATCAAAAAATGGTACATAATGTATTAAATCAGAAAACAAAGGTGGGTAATTATAATTATAACACCATCTCCAATCAGCACAACCAGTTGTATAATATTTCATAGTCCATTCAAGACCTTCCAAATAATTAGTACATATTTGTTTTTTTCTTGTTTCATCTATTTCAATATTAAATAAAGATTTATAATAACGATATTGCCAATTTGTTTTATATGGGTTAATAAATTTTTCTATTGCTCTTTCATAAGTCGGAATAGAATCAAATTTTTTAATTTTATCTTCAGGTGTTATATCAGGCATAGGTTGTTTTTCTTTTCTATCTCTAATTTTTGTTTCCATTTTCATATTATCTTCTTCAAAATCTGCTAAAACTTGTACTAATTTTCTTACATTTTTCCAATAAATTTTTTTACCATCTGTTAGATTTTCGTTTGTACTTCCAATAGTAGATTTATAAGCATTTATCATTTTATCAATTCCACCAGTTCTAATATTAACAGATGGAAAATGTGGCATAAAATCGTTACCTAAAAAGAAACATAAAAATATATAATCATAAATTCTATTTTTTTGTTGTTCTGTCGTTAGCTCCTGACCATTATTCATATCTAATGTAATTATTTTAGCTAGTTCAGGAATATCAATAATATATGAAGCATCTGGTTCTAACTCAGAATTAATAGATTTAATAAAATGTGGCGTTTCTCTAAAAAGATAAATATTTTTTGAAATAGGTAAATGATTAATGGAAAGCATAATAAGATCAGCATCTAATCCATAAATGATTGTATTTTGATCTTTATGAAGCTCTGGTTGTTGTCGAATAAATTCAAATAGTTTGTGTTCTCCTTCTCCATATTTATCACTTGGAGAAAGAATAATTGAATTAACATTATATTTTGTTGTGTCATTATAAGTCTTTCGAATTTTTTCATTTAATTTGTTCATAAATAATGTACCAGGTGTAATAACTGTGGTATTCCAAGGATCTGGTTTTGAATCTTTAAATATAGACTTGGATATATTATTTTGATATAAAGATTTATATCTTCTTTGACGCTGTTGTTCTAATTTCGCAACTGGTGCGACACCATCGAACGCAATATAAATAATATTATTTGGTTTTAATTGAAAAATATATTCATCAATTTTGTTACAAACTGATCTAATAATAGTATTTACATCAGAATCAGTAAGCTTTGAAAAATCTGTATTATGAACTGCGTCATATATGATAGAGTTACAATCTAAATAAAGATTATTTATTGGGATTGTATTGTTTGTTAATTTTTTTATAATATTAGCATGATTTTTAACGATAAAACTGAAATAAGATGGTATTCCCATTGTTTATATTATACCTTAATATGTTTTTAAATAATAACAAAATATGTTATTATTAAATATGTAAAAATTTAATTAACATAATAATTTAGTATATTAATATATTAAATTATTATAATGTCAGAAGGCATTGATTTTATTCCGTTTAAATATGATTGGCATAAAAATAAAAATACATTAAGATATAAACATTTTGATTATTACTCTTGTAAAAATCCTATATTAGAATGTAATAGAAATCTTAATAAAGAAAAAATACCAGTTACAATAATAGATGAATATTTTGATAACAAATTTATTGATTGTACCAATGGATATTCTAACTATCAGTTTAGACCATTAAATACAGATTATCTTTGGTCAAATGTAGAAGATGCATTAGAAGAATTATCTATAAAGACTATTAAAAAATGGAATCCTAGATATGGTGTTGTTTGTTGGACTTTTAATGTTCCGATTGAAAACTATGTTCTTAAAGATAATACTTTACAAAAAGAATTGACTTGGTTAAAATGGAATAATCAATATTATGACCCAAACTATTTATATACATTTGTTGGCAATGAGGATGATACATCTGGCGTATTAAAAAAATTATGTCCATTAAAATGGATAGAACCAGAAATAGAGAACATGGAATCAACAGGAAGAAAAATATTTAATCAAAAAAAGAATAAAAATAGATTGGTCCAAACAAGCGAATGTTATTATGAAATAGATCTCGGTGATGTAAAAAATATCAAATCTATTCTTACATTTGGTAAATATCCAAGTACTAGATCTTTTCCAAGAAGAAAATACAATTATAATAGTTATTATTGTGATACTAACAAACCATATGTGAATATTGTTGAGATTATAAATGATGATTCATATGTTACAAATTATTCAGTAGCATATAAAGATTCACAAACTCAAAAATGGGTCCATTATAACGAATTTGAAGGCAATATAAATTCATATACCGCAAAAATAAATCCAGTTGATATTTATTCTAGATATATTAGAATTAAACCATTAAAATTTGTTAAAACAAAAAGCATGATTATTTATGTTTATGTTTCAAAAAATACAAATAAAAATGATAAAAATGATAAAAAAAGTGAAGATGAAGATGAAGATGAAGAAGTTGTTAGTTATACATTAGTGCCTCCAAATAATAAACAAATAAGGTATGATGGGTATGGTGAAACACGTTATTCACCTGATTATTTTTATGCGCAATACAATAAAAATGAAAGAAAAAAATATATTAAATGTATCATGGAAGAACAAGTTAAAAACCTAGATGATTTTGATTTTAAATTTTAAAATTTGTAAAAGAGTGAGTATTGATAAAAACGTAAATAAATTTAAAATAATATAAGAATAATATAATATATAATAGAATGACAAATATAAATAAAAAGGAAAAGAAAATAGATAATGATATTAATATTTTGGTTGATAAAAAGATTGAATTTTTTAAAGATATTATTCAAAAAACAATAATTCATGTACAAAAAAATAAAATGTTGGATATTTTAGGAATTAGTGATGTAAATAATTGCCTGGATAGATTAAATGAATTAAACAAAAAAATAAAAGATTTTAATAATGTAAACATAACAAATAAAGATATATTAATAAATAATTTACAATTTATTAATAATGAATTATCTGGTTTATTAAAAAATTATGGTACCGAAAATTTGGAAGATTTACTTTTAATATGTTTTGGTAATAATAACAAAATAACAATTGATGAAAACGAAGAACAAAAATTTGATTTACTTAAAAAATATTTTCATCCAACAAGTTATAAAGTTGTAGTAAATAAAAAAGATGACAATAAAACCAAAAATAAAAAGGATGATGATTATGAAGATAAATTTAAAAATTTGGATTGTAAAGATATTATATCAAACTATAAACAATTACATATGAAGGTTTATGGTATTAAATTATTTGTTCATAGTATAGTTTTAAAGAAAAGCTTGATAATTTATGGAATTGTAGATAATGTTATTGTTGATTTTTTAAATAATAAATATATTTTGAATAAACAAAAAAATATTATTATGAATATACCAGATGAAGATGATTTTAAAACTGATATATTCAATAAATATATATCATCGTTATCATTAAAAGATTATTTAATTTTCGATAATCATACAGATGTATATAATAAATTTGCAGGGTTATTATCACAAAATATAAATATACATCAAAAACAAATATCACAAATAGTAAAAGAGTTTGTAACCGATGACATGTATAATAAAAGAAATACATTGATAACCCTTTTAATAAAATCAGAAAAATATGAAAATCAATACTTGGCTTATTTATTATATGATCTTCTCTCTAACGATTCAAATGGAAATGTAGATACCCAAGAACAAATAATATTGTTTGATAGTTTTCCATGGTCAATAAAACAATGTTTTAAACAAGCAATGAAAAAAACAATACAATATACAAATGAATTGTCTAATTTTGATATAAATAAGATTCCATTAGAACAACAAATATGTTTACTTAAAGCAAACGATAATGTTAAAGAGAAAGCTATGATGAAACTAAAAGAAGTCAAAGCTAAATCTGAAGACTCAGGAACAAAAGCAAGACAATATTTAGATGGTCTTTTAAAAATTCCTTTTGGTGTTTATAAGAGAGAACCAATATTAAATATTATGAATGATACAAGAGTACTATTTAAAGATATAATAAAAAAAAATAATCTTGACAAAATATTCCCTGAATTTATAAATAAAGAAAAATATACAAGTATAGAAATCATAAAATATATAAAAAAAATACAAGGAGAAAATAGTATAGATAATAAAAATGAACAATTAAATAAAATAAAAGAATATTTGATGATAGGTGATAAAAAGAAATTATCTAATAATATTATTTCAATCAATAATTTATATAAAAGTCATAATTTAAAAGAAAAAAATATAAAATATCATACTTTAAATAAAGAACAAATCAAAACAGAAATTAATAATTTTATAGATTTTTGTAAAAAACCTGAAAATGAGATTTTATTAAATAATACTATTTCTCAGTTTATTATTTGTTGTAGTTTAAATCAAACATTAAATCAAATAGATATCAATAATAATATAACAAAAATAAGTGGAAATATTAACCAAATAACAGACTATATGACTTCTGTAAAAGAAACATTAAATAAAGCAGTTCATGGTCATGATAAGGCGAAAAAACAAATAGAGAGAATAATTGGTCAATGGATTAATGGTGAACAAAAAGGGGCGTGTTTTGGGTTTGAAGGAAATCCAGGAATAGGAAAAACAACGTTAGCAAAAGGACTTGCGGATTGTTTAAAGGATGAAAATGGCGTTAGCAGACCATTTTCTTTAATTGCTTTAGGTGGTGATTCTAATGCGTCTACATTAATAGGACATTCGTATACATATGTAGGCTCAACATGGTCACAAATTATTCAAATATTAATGGATAAAAAATGTATGAACCCAATAATTGTGTTCGATGAAGTAGATAAAATAAGTAAGACTGAACATGGTAAAGAAATAACAGGTATTTTAACACATTTATTAGATCCAACACAAAATGATTGTTTTCAAGATAAATATTTTTCTGGTATTGATATTGATTTATCAAAAGTATTATTTATATTATCATATAATGATGTTGGATCAATAGATAGAATTTTACTTGACAGAGTTCATAGAATTAAATTTGAAAGTTTATCAATAGAAGATAAAGTAGTGATATGTAATAATCATTTGCTTCCAGAAATTTATAAAAAGGTAGGATTAGAAGATACAATTCATTTTTCAGATGAAACTATTAAATTTATAATTGAAGAATATACTCTTGAACCAGGTGTTAGAAAATTAAAAGAAAAAATATTTGAAATAGTTGGAGAAATAAATTTAAATATATTAAAAAATTTAAATTCAAATATTAATTTACCTATTACAATCACTAAAGATGATATAAAAAATAATTATTTTAAGGATAAATATGAAACAAAAATATATAAGATTCATACGGAAAGTAAAATAGGTATTATAAATGCTTTATGGGCAAATCAATTATCACAAGGAGGTGTTCTACCTCTGCAATCTAGTTTTATACCATCTAATAAATTTTTAGATTTAGTTTTAACTGGATCAATGGGTGATGTTATGAAAGAATCAATTAGTGTAAGCTTAACAAATGCTTGGAATTTAACAAGTTTAGAGAGACAAAAATATTTAATACAAAAATATAATGACCCAAAAAATAATAATGTTTGCGGAATACATATTCATTGTCCAGATATAAGTACAAAAAAAGATGGACCATCAGCAACAACTGCTTTTACTGTATTAATTTATAGTTTATTTAATGATATTAAAATTAAAAATTATTTTGGAATAACAGGAGAGACACATTTTGGTTTTTATCTTACTGAAATTGGAGGTCTTCAAGAAAAAATAATTCATTCAATTAAATCTGGAATTACTGAATTCATATTTCCAAAAGAGAATGAAAAAGATTTTATTAAAATTATGGAAAAATATAAAGATAATGAAATTATAAAAGGAATTAAATTTCATTCAGTAAGTCATATAAATGAGGTTTTTGATTTGATTTTAGAAAAATGAATATAATAATAAAATAATATAGATTATTATTATATATGAATAACCCAAATAATCCAAATTTAAAAATAGGTGGTATACAAGAGACACCACTTTTATTTTTTCAACCCTTTAATATATTAGTTTTTTTATGTTTTTATTCTCCAATCATAGTTACTATGGGTGTACTAGGAATGTCATTTATATTTCAAAACTTTAAAGGGTTTATTTATTTAGCATTTTTGTTAGCTTGTTGTGCTGCTAGAGAAGCATTATATAAGTTTACAGGTTCTATACCAAGTATTAGTAATGGTACAATTTGTACAAGTATTCAATATAGTAAATATGGTAACCCTTCATTTAGTGCTTTTGTTTTTGCTTTTACAATAATGTATATTTCTTTACCAATGTTTATTAATGGTTATGTTAATTTTTGGATATTTTCAGGTCTTGTATTTTATTTTTTGATAGATATGTTAATTAAAATATATAAGGGTTGTATTATAAATAAAGGAGATTTAGCTTTTAATATATTACTAGGAATAGGTTTATCTGCTGGTTTTGTATCAGCATTGATTGCTGGAGATTCTGGAAGGTTTTTATTTTTTAATGAGGTTTCAAGTACTAGAGAAATGTGTAGTCAACCAAAGGAACAAACATTTAAATGTTCATTATATAAAAATGGTGAATTATTAAGCGATATAAATTAAAATACCATTAATAACCTTTTTTCTTTTTCCCTTTTTTTGTTTTTGGTTGTATAACAACTTCTGGTTCCATTGTAGTAACAAGTTCTGATTCCATTGTAGTAACAAATTCTGGTTCCGTTGTAGTAACAACTTCTGGTTCCATTGTAGTAACAACTTCCGGTTCCAATTGATTAACAACAATAAATTCTTCCATTACATTATTCGTTTCTTCGTTAATTGTTTGAACTTGAATATTATTACTAGGCTCTTGAACAGGTGTAAAAGCCATTATATTTCTAGTAAACCAATCTCTAACATTTTTAAGTATTATTTGTCTTTGAAAAGATTCCGCTAAAAGTTTCATATTTCCTCTTGTATGATACACAGATATAAATCTATTAAAAACATTGATAATATTATATTTTTTATATATTTCTAAATTAGAATAATTATATAAAGGTCTTCTTTTTTTGACATTTACATAATTGTGAAACAAATAAATCATATTTTTTAAATTAACCTTAGTTTTTAAATCTTGAACTTTTATTTTTGCTAAAAAAATAGTAGCATCATTAGTACATTCAGGACAAGGTAGCGCACTACAAATAGTTTTAATAACATTAAATATTTGACCAACATAATAATGATAAGCATTTTCATTAATTTTTTCTGCTAAAACGTGAAATAATGTCCATATTGGTGGACCCCAGACTTCTGGTGGAGGCATTGATATAATTTATTTAAATATAATAAATATAAAGATATATCACAAAATATAATATATTATGAAAAAATACAACATAGAAGGTGGAATTGATTTTTTTGCTGAATTATATAAATCATTGGATAATGAAGAAAATAATTCTAAAACAGAAGAAGATAATAAATTATGTTTAATTTCTAATCAACCATTAACAGATAAATTTGTAACAATGGAATGTGGACATAAATTTAATTATATATCATTATTTAATGATTTGGTAAACCATAAAAAAAAATTTAACAATATGGAAGGTAGCACAACACAATTAAAACTAAATGAAATTAGATGTCCTTATTGTAGAAAAAAAAGTAAAGGATTATTACCATATTATGAAGATTTAGGATGTGCTAAAATAACAGGTGTTAATTATATTGATAGTAATTATAATCCAGTGAATGATTTTAATTTGTATAATAAATTACATAATATGTGTGAATATTTAATACCAAATAGTTATTTTAATCCTAATAGTGAAAATATTATAGAATATTATAAACCAAATTTAAATGTTGAAGATTGTAAATTTATAAAATGTAATCATTATGGTACAAAAATAAGTAATGAATATACTAATTTTTCTGAAAATTATGGAGATGAAAAATATTATTGTTGGAATCATAAAAAAATAGTCATAAAAAAATATAAAAAAGAAATTTCTGACAAAGCTAAAGAAGAAATAAAACTTTTAAAAATAAAGGAAAAGGAAAAAATAAAACAAGAAAAAGAAGAGGCAAAACAAAAGTTAAAAGATGAATTGAAAAAACATATAAAATCAGTAAAAAAGAATAAAACACAAAATATAATAACTAATGATGAACCAAATGATAATGTAGTTATAGGAATGACAAATATAGTAACAGATGAAGAAGTTGTTTTATGTATAGAAATTATAAAATCAGGACCGAAAAAAGGGTTACAATGTTGTTTAAAAAAATATGAAAATAATTTATGTAAAAGACATTATAATTTAAATAATAAGAATAAAGATAATATTTAACAATATAAATATAAAATATTATAAGTAATTAATGGAAACTAAGGAACAATTGGTAAATAATATTAAAGAATGGATAAAAATGGATACAGAAATAACAGAATTAAAAGCAGAAATTAAAGAAAGAAATAATAAAAAAAAGGCTTTAACAGAAGGACTTGTAACAACAATGAAAAAAAACGAAATAGATTGCTTTGATATAAATGGAGGTGCACTAGTATATAAAAAAAGTAAGGTTAAAAAACCAATAAATGGAAAAACCCTTTTATCTGCTCTACAAAATTACTATAAAAATGAACCTCAAAAAGCAGAAGATTTAACAAAACACGTTTTAAATAGTCGGGAAGAACAAATAAAAGAAACAATTAAAAGAAAGATAGATAAATAATCAATTAAATAAATTGTAATATTATAATTATAAATGGAAAAAATAGAAAATGAAAATATTAATTTTTATAATTATAAAGCTATAAATTCATTGATATACAATATTGATGATTATTTGGATAAATATATTGTTAAAAATATAAAAATAAATGTTTATGAAATTAACAATACTTGTAAATATCCCTATATAAAATATTTATTGTTTAAAAAGCCAACAACAGATACATTAGTTTTTCCTGAATTAGCAATTGATGATTTAAAAATAAATAGTGAAAAAATAATATTATTAACAAAAATAAAAATTTTTAATTTATTAGAATTAAATAATTATGATGATTATGATAAAAAAATTTTGTTTAATGGATTTTATTTACATAATGAAGAAATACATATATTTTTTGATTTATCATTGTACAATTTATTAATACATAACACATCTATAAAAAATACAATGTGGTTTTGTTTAATTGATGAAATTATTAATCATAATAATATTTGTAATTTTATTATTGAAACAAGTGTTTGTTATTTTTTTTATAATAATATTGAGTTTTGTTTTTTAAAAAATAAAAATGGTACTAATTATGAAATACCATGTGTTGGATATATTGGATTAGATAAAAATAAAATAAAATTTACATATGTGTTTGGAGTTTCAAACCAAAATTATGATGCTATTTTAGGTCCATATTATTATTTTACAGATTATAATAATTCGGTACAACAATGTAAAAAAAATAGTATTGGTAATACAGGAATAATAAGGTTTGGTTTATTTTTAGGTAAAAATAAAGTAATTGAAAATTTACTTTCAGATAAAATAGACAAATCTAATATTAAAAAGGAAAAATTATTAGATCCAAATATAGATAGTACATTAGAAGAATTAACAAATAGAATAACAGATTATGACGGAAAATGGGCTGAAAATTATGATAGTGTTTATTTGGGACAAATAAAATTAGATAACGATGAATACTTAGAAAATACACCAATTATTGTTATTAAAAAATATGATCAACAAGTACCATTAACTTGTCATTATATATAAATAATAAATAACACAATTATAGTTATTTATTATTAAATAATCTAAAATAATATTATAGAAATGAATTCAATTACTTTGATAGGTGTTTCAATTATTATATTTTATAGTTTAATACAAATACTAAAATTTCATGGGATTAGTGAAGATATATACGGCGTTTATGTTTTATTTTATATTTTAATTATTATTTCAATATTAATTTTACCGCATGATTATCCAAAAGTTTAGACTAATATCTTCTACTTTTTTTAGATCTTCTACTTTTTCTAGCTTTTCTAGCTTTTCTAGTTCTTCTACCTTTTCTAGATTTTTTATTACCTCCTTTATTAAGATATGAATTTATTTTATTTGCAATGTCAGATTTACTAAATACTCTTGGTATTGCAGTTCCATTGCTGGTGTTAAAACTTTCATCGAGATTAATACCAGACGCTTGATTTGTAGCCAAAGAAGCTAATCCTCTTAACGATTTGGTATCATCAGATTCATGTTTATAATTATATCCTGATGATTTTTCCTCCAGCACACCCGTTCTATTACTAAGTGAAGCCAAATGTTCAGGAAGTTGATTAACTACAAAATTGGCTCCAAAAGGCCTCCTTCCTTGAGTATAATCTCTTGAGTCTCGGATTCGCTCTTGTGCTTCTCGGAATTGCCATCCCGGTCCTTGTAGGGGGACAAATTTGTGAGCTTCTGATATCATATTTGAATTCATATTTGGATCATACCCTAATAGTAAATCTTTTTTTTTTTTGTTCTCGTATTCTGACATATATATTATAAAACATTTTTATTTTTTAATCTCTTTAAATAACGCCTACATTATTATATTTTGGTTAATATTTTAAACATGGATGAAAAATTTAATATTTCTAAATATTTTAATTGAATTAATTTAAAGATTATTATATTAATAATTTATGTTTCGTAAACAAATTATAACTCATATTAGACGTTATAATCACCAACATTGTGAAAAAAATATTTCACAATTAAATTGTAATAAATTTTTTGAAAATAATGAAAAAAGATTAAATTTAATTTTTGAACAACAAACCGAAACCAATAAGCTTATGGAAAAAGTTCAGAATGACTTAGGCATAATTTTTATATATTCTGTTATAAATATAGTAGTTGTTTGTTTTGTTAGTGTTTAAGTAGTTTTTTTATATATAAAAAAAATTGAACTAAAGAAATATCATTATAGTATATTATATATTATATACTATAATGGAAAAACGTTTAAACAAAAAAGCGGAATCATATACCAGTAAATTTAAAGATGACATAAGAGAGAAAGCAATACAATTAAATTTAATTAAAAATGAAGGTGTTAATCAATTAATACAATACATTTATGATTATGATAGATTGTCATTTAATAAAGAAGATTTTCAAAAAAGAAAACGCGTAAAAAATTTCGTTCCCATTTTTGATAGATGTTGTGCTAAAAGAGCAACTTGTGAACAATGTACTAGAAGAAAAAAAGAAGGTAGTGAATATTGCGGAACACATATGAAGGGTACACCTCATGGAATCGTAGATAATCAAAATGAAAATAAAATTACTACACAAAAAATAGAGGTATGGGCTCAAGATATCCAAGGTATTATTTATTATATTGATAAATCAAATAATGTATATCAAGCGGAAGATATTATTGTTAACAAAATAAATCCCAAAATTATAGCAAAATATGAGAAAAATTGTGAACAATATAGTATACCTGAATTTAATATTTGAAATAAAAATATTATATTTTATAAATTATCCAAATGTATTTTCAAATGAATATTTTATATATAAATAACCATCCATATCTTTATACAAATTATATATAAACCCTATATCAGAAGTATTAGAAGGTATATATTCATTGTTAACTATTAAAAATAATGATGTATATTCATTTATTTTTAATCTTTGTCTAATAATTTTAATAAATTGACCAAATAATATATTTTTGGAAACTAAATATTTTTTTTTATCAATATCAAAACCTTGTACTCTACTATCTTTTTCACAAATAATAGGTATCTTATCTTTATATTTTAATAAAATGTTATTTACTTCATTAACACGTTGCCTTAAAGTATATTTATTTTTAAAACTCATTATTTATTATAAGTAATAAATTTTAAATAATAATTAAATAATATTTTTAATATAAAATTGAAATATTTTTAAAAATAATGTGAAAGACATAAACTTAAATATGGAATCAAATATGTCTAATCAATCTACTATTATAGAACCAACTATTGTTTTATCAGATGATAAAATAGAGTTATATAAAAATAACATTAAAAAAGTTTTGCCATTTACAGAGTCTACAAATAAATATGAAAAAAAGGTCGCAAGAGACTTTGTTCTTTTATTAAAGTATGCTATAAACAAAACAGAAAATTATGTATTATTATTATTAAAAAATGCCATTGAACATGTTATTAGTTATTTCTCTCATGATTTTGAGGCGTTAATTAATAAACAAATAGAGGATTCTTCATTTATAGGAAACTATGAACTACTAAATGATATAGTAGTTGTTATTACACAGACAATTTTACATAAACAAAATATAAGGGAATTTAGTGATTTTTGTTTAAATATGTAAACGTATAAATTTAATATTATTCATAATTTATTTTATAATATTTTTTTATAAATAAAATTGAAATACTTTTAAATAAGTATTAGATAAATTATAAATGAACTAAAATGGATTTAATTAATGATGATGAAATAACGTGTGGTATTTGTTATCAATCTTTTAATGAATTAGAACCTTCTTATACTGCAAATTGTTCGCAATTAAATCACTTATATCATAGTAATTGTTTAAAATGTTGGTATAATAGGTTGCGTGAAATGCCAAATGTATATGATGATAATATGATTGTTAATAAACCAGCATGTCCTTTATGCTCAGATAAAAATAATACGTTTGTAGATAAAAATTTTTGGACTATACTTAGAATATCTCAATTTGAAAATACAATTAAAAAAGAATCTGAAAGCTATACATATAGGTTAAATACAATTTTACTTGAAGAAGGAGGAGGAGAACTTATTACTCAACAACAGCTTTTTGAGAGAGCGAGGAGAGATAAAACTTTACTATATGGATATAAAATAGTTGAATACAAATGTAATCCATCCCAACAAAGTTATATATATTATAGAGGCCCTAAAATGTTTAAAAAATGTAAAGATTTTATTTTTGAAGAAAAAAGTTTTGAAGACACATATATAAATGATACTGGAGATTTTGCGCTTTCAGCAACAATAAATAAAAATATAAGCGAGTATGTATCAAATAAAGATATGTATGTTTTAATTTCTCCAGATACAGGTAATAAAATAAAAATAAATGATTTTATTTTTGAGTTAGTTATATGTTTATTATTAATTACTAAATTTATAATTTTATAAATTTTAAGTTTTATTTGAAAATATATAATGTAAAATAAAAATTGAAATACTTTTTTATTCTATGATTTAAATTAATAATTATAAAAAGCGACTATAAGTTTTAAAACTCTTAAAAAAGCGATTAATAAAATGGCAATTAATAATATTAACAGAGAGTTTGAAGTGTTTATGAGAGAAATGATGAAAATGCAAGAGTGTGCTCAGGAAAATATTGAGACTGAGATGAGACAGCTTATTAGAGTTACTGTTAATTCGTGTGCTACCATGTACGGATTTTCAGCTCAAGAAGCACTCAAAAGACTCAACTCAAATGGAGAAATCATTGAGATGCCTCTTAAAGTTTCTACTGAAGAAAAAGATATGGAAAAGGCTGAAAAAGTGCGAGTGAAAGAATTGGAAAAAGCTGAAAAGGCACGAGTGAAAGAATTGGAAAAAG